AATTCACATTTTGACGGCAATTCACAGACAATCACATCTGATGTTTGACAATCTCGGTATTCGCGTCAATATGAGCGGCTTGCCGTCTACGCAGCAATGGCGCGAGGCGCAAAATCGGCTATATGGGGCAGGTTGGCTTTCACGTCTCTGGTGTCGAAAGTTGCGCCCGTCGCTTATGCCAGGATTACAGCAGAGATACGAGGACGCGCTATTGTTCGAGCAGGAGCGCAGACAAATGGAATTTATAAACGCCGTACTTGAACAGGGCAAGCAAGCCGGGTATATCGAATGAGCGAGGACAAACCGATGTACGACCTGGGCCAGCCGCAAGTCACGAACTGGGACGCCACAGCCGAACTCCTGGCGACGTGGCGCGAACAATTGCCGCGCGTGACAACGCTGCTGGCGTACCTGGAAGCGACACGGCTGTTTGAGGCGCTTAACGCCGAGCTGGAGCGGTTCCAGAAGACGAAAGCGTATGAGAGAATGACGCGGGGAATATGAGTAAACTAACCTGGACACCCGATACCGCCCGGCTGGACTCGCTTGAACTTTGGGAACACAACCCGAAGCGGATGAGCAAGCGCAGGGCGCAACGGCTGCTAGAATCGTGGCGCGACCTGGATCAGTACCAGACGCTTGCCGTCGGTCCGGCTGGTGAGTGCTACGACGGGCATCAGCGCATTAAGACGTTACTATCAGCAGGCTATCCTGGCGACTACGAGGTCAAGGTGCTGCGCAGCAGCCGCGCCTTGACCGATGACGAACGCCGCCGCGTGATCCTGGAATCGACTGTCGGTACAGTGGGCAATCTCAACTGGGACAAACTGGCCGCGTGGGACACATCGATACTGGACGGCGCGGGGATCGACGCCGAATTCCTGGCGACGCTGAACGATGACGCGGCAAATTCGGCGAAGCTGTTGGAGGCGGAGAGCGCAGAGGAAGAGCTTCCAGAAATCACCGAAACGCTAAGACCAAAAAAATAGCGCGAGTATTGGTATCTGTTCCGGTGGATAGCGCCGCCGATGCGCGGGAAATCCTCAATCAGCTTGAGGATATTGACGGGGTAGAGATTCTGTATAGTGGTAACTGACGCAAAGACCAATAATTCATATTTGAGCAACAAAATAGAACTACGCTTGCGCCACCTGCCAGATGACAATATCTCGGTGCTGGATTGCTACGGCGGGGCGCGGCTTATCTGGAAGGCTATTGAGCAGCAGATAAAGCGCCCAGTGCGTTACATCAGCATTGACAAAATCGACTACGGCGTGGGCTTTTATCTGGACGGTGACAACTTGGGCTATCTGCGCGGACTGGACTTGGCGCGCTTTAACGTGATTGACCTAGATGCCTGGGGTGTGCCTTACGCGCAGCTAAAAACACTTTTCGAGAGAGAGTATAAAGGTCGCGTTTTTGTCACGTTTATTCAATCGCTGTATGGGACGATACCTCACGGGTTACTTGAGGATATTGGGTTTTCTTCTGATATGTTTCGCGCCTGCCCGACGATTTTTGGCAAACGCGGCTGGCAATACTTTCTTGAGTGGTTGGCACTAAAAGGCGTGCGAGCGATAACGCACCGCTCACACGCCAAGAAGCATTACCTGACCTTTGAAATTTAGAAGAACGAAGTCTGCATCGGGTGCGGCGTGGGCTTGACGCCTTCAATTTGCGCAGCGGTAACGTGCCGGGGGCCGAGCGTTACCTCGGAAAACGTTGCCCGCAAATCGTCCTTGATGTAGTAATGCACATTTAAATTTTCGCATAATTCGACGGCCTGAATACCGAACTCTCGCCAGTTGATTTGTGATTCCGGCGGGTGATGATTGAGCTTGCCGATTTTGAACAAATCGACAAAGCTGTGAGTCTCGCGGATGATTTCTAGCGCCGCTGCTGGATCAAGCACCGGCTCCAGGCTGACCCAGGTGGGGACTTTTGAGGCGTGGAACATGTGCAGGGCGTAGATGCGCTCGGACGGCAAGGCGGCGTTAGGCTCCCATTCCCGGCTGCTCTTGTCGTCCAGAAAGGTCATCGTGGCGGCATAGGCATCGCGGTGGGTGAACAAGTCGCGGTCAACGAGCGAGCGCAGCCCGCCTTTGGTCAAGACCTGGACGTTATAACCGCCGCCGTGCAAAGTGTCGATAACCTGCCGGGTGATACCGTATTCTTCGTTGGCTTGCTGATAGGGGTCGGTGGTGAAGGATAAGAGCACACGCTGTCCGTTACCGGGGTTTTTCTTGACTTCCGCCTTCAGTTGTTCAACAACGCGGGCGCGGGGATTACCGCAAGCGTGAAAAGCAGCGCGGGCTTCCTCGGCATACTTATACGGCGGGATGGTCGGGACGTAGCAATACCTGCAGCCGTGGGTACAGCCGGTATAATGATTAACAGCGAGCGAGGCATACTCTCGGGCGCGCCCTTTGGGTTCATAGATGATAGCCATTTTATTTGTCCTCCATTTTTGGACGTCCGGCGGGCTTCCGATTCGCCTGAAATTCGTCTAATTGAGCCCGGGTGAAAATGAGGGTCTTTCCAACTTTGGTGGGGGTGATGTTTCCGGCCTGGATGTGATACCAGAGACCGGCGACGGTGATGCCGAGTTCATGCGCGGCTTCTTTGGTGTTGTACAGTTTGTCCATATCGAAGATGTGGCGGTCATTTGTACCCGGAATAATGTCTTTTGTATCAATCATTTGAAGGTCTGACATCGTTATCTCCTTTTGTGTTTGTTCCTTAATGATAATAATAGTATATCACATAATATAGTATATGTCAAGTGTTTTGGAATGACTCATATAAAACTCATAATAATTAAGGTGAAAAACAATGGCTAAAAACCCGCTCGCCCAGACCGGCAAGACCCGCCTGACCGCTGCCGAACGACGCGCCAAGGCGTGGGAAATGCGGCTGGCTGGGGCAACGTTGGAACAGATCGGCGTAGAGTTGGGCGTTACTAAGCAAGCGGCGCACGGGCTGTTAAAGCGCACGCTGGCAGACCTGGACAAGCTAAACCTGGACGCCGCCGAACAGCAGCGCCGTATCGAAGATGAGCGGTTGGAAAAGCGCCACGTCCGCATTTTGGCGTTGCTACAGGCGTACGCCAGTGAACCTGACGTGGTGGCTAAACTCGACGCCCGCCTGGACGCGATCAGCAGCGCCAAGCGCAAGCTGTGGGGATTGGACGCGCCGACACGCACAGACGTGACGAGCGGGGGCGGGCCGATTGTGTTAGTATGGCCGGAGGATAAGAACGATTGAAATTCGTTTACCGCCATTGCACGCAGGGCAAAATGAGGTGCGCCAACATCCGGCAAGATTCAAAATTTTGGCGTGTGGCCGCCGCTGGGGTAAGACGCGCCTCGGTACGGCCCTATGCCTGGAAGTGGCGTTGCGGGGCGGGCGCGCCTGGTGGACCGCCCCGAGTTACAAGATGGCGCAAGTCGGCTGGCGGGGAGTGCGCTTGTTAGCCGCGCAACTGCCCGGTGTCGAGATTCGGCAAGGTGAGCTAATGGTCGCCGTGCCGGGCGGTGGCACGGTACAGATTCGCAGCGCCGACGATCCACAAAGCCTGCGCGGCGAAGGACTGGACTATGCCGTCCTGGACGAGTGCGCCTATATGAAAGAGGCAGCATGGAGCGAAGCACTACGCCCGGCATTGTCTGACCGCAAGGGCGGCGCACTGTTCATCAGCACGCCGCACGGCCTTAACTTCTTTCGCGACCTGTGGCTACGTGGGCAAGATGGCACTTTTCCAGACTGGCAAAGTTGGACATTCAAAACCCGCGACAATCCGTATATTGACCCGGACGAGATCGAGGCCGCGCGCGCGTCGATGCCTTCGCGGATTTTTCTACAGGAGTACGAGGCATCATTCCTAGAGGACAATCCGGGCGCGCTGTGGAAACGGAAATGGCTGGACGACGCCCGCGTATTGCAAGCGCCTGACCTAGCGCGCGCCGTCGTCGGCGTCGATCCGTCGGCGAGCAGTGGCGGGGATGCGTGCGGGATCGTCGTCGCCGGTGCTACCCGTGACGGGCATTTGTACGTACTTGATGACCTGACCATACAAGCCAGCCCTGAAGCGTGGGCGCGCGCGGTGGTGACAGCCTATCACAAGCACGGCGCTGACCGCATCATCGCCGAGGCCAACCAGGGCGGCGAAATGGTGACGGCAGTTATTCACCAGGTCGAGCGCAATCTGCCGGTGAAGTTAGTTCACGCCACACGCGGCAAAGCTGTGCGCGCCGAGCCGGTCAGCGCGGTCTATGAACAAGGGCGCGGGCATCACGTCGGCACGTTTCAATTTCTGGAAGATGAACTCTGCCAGTGGGAACCGGGCGACGCTTCGCCGAACCGCCTGGATGCTTTGGTCTGGGCAGCGACGCATTTACTAGAGCCGCAAGGTGTCCTGGTGGGCAAACCGCGCGCTGTGGTGCGGTAGTATTTTGGCGACGGGTAGCGTTTTAGAGGTATCAATATACGTAGGGAGCGCAAAATGAATATCTTTCAGCGTATTGCAGGCGCGTTTAAGGCGCAACCAAAAAAGGGCAAGTTTATTCTCTGGCCGGTATGGCGAGAGGGTGTTGCGCAATGGACACTGACGAACCTGCAAAGCCTGATTGACGACGGCTTCGAGGCTAACGGCCTGGTCTACGCGGCGGTGATGTACAAAGCGCGCGCGTTCTCGTCCGTGCCGCTGCTGGCCTATGATGACAATGACGAGCTGCTACCCGACACCGCGCCGCTGGCGCAACTGCTGGCGCGCCCGCATCCGCTGTTTACGTGGATCGAGTTGGAGGCGCTGTTGTCGGTGTACTACAACCTGTTTGGCGAGTGCTACGTCTACGCCTTCCGCCCGACGCGCAGCGCGCCGCCAGTCAAGCTGTACCCGCTGCGCCCCGACCGCGTGCGCCACATTTACCGCGACCAGGAGCTAATCGGCTACGAGTACATCCCCGCCGGGACAGTCGCCGGGCAGGGGATGCCGATGCTGATAGAAGACACGATGCACGTCGCCCTTCCCAACCCCGGCGACGAATTCGGCGGATTCGGCAAGGGCTTCTCCGGGCTGTTCCCCGCGCGCAAAAGCATCGACGTGGACAACAGCGCTACCGACTTCCTCAAACTATTCTTCGACAATGGCGCGTTACCGCCGGGCGTGCTGCAATTCGAGACGCCGCTGGACAATACAGCCGTAGCGCAAGCACAGGAGCGTTGGGCTGAAATCTACGGAGGGTATCAACGCTGGACCGAACCCGCCGTACTGGACAGCGGTGGCAAGTATCAGAAGATCGGCCTGACCATTCAAGAGCTTGATATGAGCACGCTGGACGCGCGTACCGAGTCGCGCATTACAATGGTCTTCGGCGTACCCATTAGCTTGATTGAGACGCGCCCGTCTATCACGCAGTCTACCCAGAACAACAAAGAGCAAGACCGCAAAATGTTCTGGGAAGACACAATGACGTGGGAGCTGACGGCCTTCGAGTCGGAATGGAAGTACTTCCTCGGCGGGCCGTGGGGCACCGTGCGTTACGACCTGAGCGGCGTGGATGCCCTGGCCAGCACGCAGAGAGAGCGCGCCGATATGCTGCTGCGCGCCTTCGAGTTAAGCGTAGTAGACACTGATGAGGCGCGTGCCGGGTTGGGTCTGCCCGCAGATCCACGCGGGCCGCGCTTCTTGTACAGACTGGGTGTACAACTATTGCCCGCGACAGTGGTGGACTCTGCGCCAACTCCCGCACTAACCACGACCACCGACAACCAGGACGCCGGAGCGACACAAGCTGAGGAAGACCGCGCGAAACGGATGCTACCCGCGCCGTCTGGTAAAGCCGAGGCGTCCCCTTTTGCGTGGAAGGCGGCGGTTGCCACTAAGATCGACCAGACCGCCGCCGCATTTGAACCCGACGCCCGGCGCGCCGTTAAGCGCGCTTTCGAGGATGACCGCCGCGCACTGCTGGCGATCCTGGGCGAGCATAAGGCGACCGCCTACCAGGAGCGCAAGAGCGTGGTCTGGCAATTCGTGTTAATGGACGCCCTGGACTGGGTGAAGGGCGCGGGCAAGGACAACTGGCGACGGCTGCTCATTCCGGTGTTGGAAGCCACTGTCACCGAACAAACCGCGCACCTTAACGCGACGTTCGGAATGTCGTTCGACGTGCGCCAACTGCTGGCCGAAGAGTGGTTCAAAGAATACGAACTGACGTTTGTCGATCCGATCAGCGCCACGACCGAGGAGCAACTAACCGCAATGTTTGACGCGGCCCTGGCAGACGGCTACAGCATCCCGGATATGGAAAAGTCACTCAACACGCTATTCGAGCAGTGGATCGAGAGCGGCGTCACCGATCCGATAGACAAATACTTTGCTACCCGCCGTCTTCCGCCGTGGCGGTTGGAAGTCATCGCCCGTACCGAGACGATGCGCGCCAGTAACGCGGGCGCGTTCAACCTGTACAAAGCCTGGGGTACGACGCAGAAAGAATGGCTGGCAACAGGCGACGGGCGCACGCGCGACAGTCACGCCGCAGCCAACGGGCAGGTCGTGGACATTGACCAGCCGTTCACGGTGGGCGGCGTGCCAATGCAATATCCGGGCGATCCCAACGCGCCATTGAGTGAGGTGGCGAATTGCCGGTGCACTGTGCTCCCATCGGGGTTATAGAAGCCATAAAAATTCGTATTCTGTTTTAGTGTGGCAACTAATGCAAAGAGACCTTAGATTTGAAAGACTGTTATCGCCAGAAAGAACGAAAGGTATAATATGATGCACAGATAGGTGACGATTGAATTTCTCTAAACAATCATTGTCCGTCATACCGCACCGAGTACATAACGTAAAAATCAAATTCCAGAAGCAAGGAGGCTTAAAGTGCAAATCGTGATTGAGATTCCCGACGTAATGGCAAGACAAATACCGAGCGTTCTTATCGCAAAAATAAGGGACGTGCTAGAATCTGCGGCTATAGACGCCATAGATAAACACCTTCGCAAAGAGTTTGATATTTGGCTTAATGGCGATCCAGACATCGGAGAGCCTGTCGGCATTTTGCATAGCGGCGCAAGGAGCAATGACAATGCCTGAAGTCCGCTGTCCTGAATGTTACCGCACCATCACCCTGACCAGCGTGCCGAAAGAGCCGCACTTCTCGCTGGTCTGCCCGCATTGCCAGGTGCGCGTCACGGTGACGCTACAGCCGAACATCGGGCCGGGCGAACGCAAGACCTACGAGATGTGTACCCCGGCGGGCCGCTTTCTGGCGGAGTGGAACCCGGAGAATACTACCGTCACCATTCCCTACCGGGGCAAGGACTACGAATTTGACCTGAAGCGCCCTGGGAATTGGCCGCAGCGGTTGCAATCTGAATAATGCTGTGCTATAATTGAGGCATAGTGAGCAGGCGCATCGAGGCGCGTGACCCTAAACGGTTACGCGCCTTTTTTGTTGGAGGTAAACAGATGCACGAAGAGAAACAACACGAATACAAATCATTCCCGGCAGTTGTGACCGGCACAGACGAAGTGCAAGGCATCGTCGAGGCGATAGTCGCAGTATTCGGCAATGTCGATGATGGCGAAGACATTGTATTTCCTGGCGCTTTTGCTAAGACGCTGGCAGAGCGTTTCAATCGCGTGACCGTGCTGGATAATCACCGCACCGACTCAATTATGCGGGTTATCGGCAAGCCGTTAGAGGCGCGTGAAATCTCGCGCAATGAATTGCCACCCGACATCTTGATGCGCGCGCCTGATGCCACCGGCGGGCTATGGACTAAAACGCAATACCTGATGGATACCCCAGAGGGACGCGGCGCTTTTATCCGTATCGCCAGCGGCGCGGTTAAAGAATACTCGTTCGCCTATGATGCTATTCAATCGGACTACGTGCGCGCCCCGGACGGTAGAACACAGCGCCATCTCAAAGAGTTGCGCCTGTGGGAATATGGCCCAGTGATTTGGGGGATGAATCCGGCAACGGCGACAGTGGGAGCAAAGAGTAACGACACACCCGCCAATGACGACAAATCCGTCGCTGCTGCGCGGTCGCTACCGCTCGCCCCGCGCGATCGCGCATGGGACGCCTCCGCCGCTGATGCGCGGGTGCGCGAATGGGCAGAAGCTGGCGACGCGCCTACCGCCAAATACCGCCGCGCGTTTCTATGGTACGACGCCGAGAACGCTGAGCAATTCGGCAGCTACAAACTGCCATTCGCTGACGTGATCGACGGCGATTTGACCGCCGTCTTCCGGGGCATTGCCGCCGCCGCTGCACGCTTGGAGCAAGCCGACATCCCCGACGCCGACAAAGCCACAATCCGCGACGTGATTAACGGCTACTATGCCAAAGCGCGCCGCGAGTACGACGACGATAGCATTGTGTCACCCTTCGAGAAAGCTAAGGCACTCGAAGACACCCTTGCCGAACTAAAGGCGCGCGTTGAGGCGCTGGAAGCCAAACTCGCACCCGCTGATGAGGCGGGCCGCGTTGAGGAACCGTCAGAGCCGCAGGCCGGGCCGGACACAGAGCCACCCACCTCAGAGATCGAGACGGCATTGAAGGAACTCGAATTACTACTCAGAATCTCACAGGAGGTATACAGCAATGGAAAATGTACAAGCCTCTGAACTGACCGCGCAGGCCGCGCGGTTGTATCAGGACGCAAAGGCGCTGCTTTTGGAGGGCGGCGCGGATAATCTGGAAAAGGCCGAGAAGATGGTCGTAGACGCCAAAGGACTCGCCGAGCGCGCCAACAAACTCAGCGAGATCGAAGCGGCCCTGTCCGAACAGAAGCAGGCGCTGCCACCGGGTGAGAAAGCCCCGCGCAGCACCAAGGGCTTCGGCGGGTTGAACGACTTCCTGGGCGGCGTTTTCCAGGAGAAAAAGCGCGGGCGGCACGACCCGCGCCTCGCCTACATCAAAGGCGATACCGAGTCCACCAACTGGGTCAACGTATCTGGCAACGTCACGCCAGCACAGAAAAAGGAAATGGTTGAGAATATCGGCGCTGACGGCGGCTTCCTCGTGCCTGAGGAATTCTTGCCGCAGTTGTTTATGCTCTCACCCTTCGGGCAGTACGTGCGCGAACGCGCCCTCACCATTCCGATGCGCCACCGCCAGGTCACGATGCCTACCCTCGACCAGACCGGCACGACTGCCGGGACATCCAACGTCTATGGCGGCGTGGACTTGCAGTGGACGGAGGAAGCCGATTCCAAGGACGAAACACAGCCGAAATTCCGCCAGGTTTCCCTCATCGCCCACAAGCTGGCTGCCGTGACCGTTGTGTCGGACGAACTGTTGGAGGATAGCGCCATCGAACTCGAAACGCTGTTGACGCGGCTGTTTGCCAGGGCGACGATGAACGAGCACGACTTCACCTTCATCCAGGGCACGGGCGCGGGGCAGCCGTTGGGCGTCGTCACTGCCAACGCCACCGACGGGCTTGGCCCGACGATTGTAGTGGCACGGCAGGCCGCGAATCAAATCCAGGTCGCGGACATCTTCAATATGCTCGCCAGCTTCACCGGGTCTTCGCCCATCTGGCTGGCACATCGAGCCACGATGCCGCAAATCCTGGGGCTGGCCGGTCCGGCGGGCAATCCGTCCTACGTGTGGATCAACAACCTGCGCGACGGCGCGCCGATGACACTGATGGGCTATCCGATCTTCTTCATCGAGAACGCGCCCACCCTGGGCAATGCGGGCGACCTGATCCTGGCCGACTGGTCGAAATACCTGATCGGCGCGCGCAAGGAAGTGACCATCGACGCCAGCACCCACGTCTATTTCCGCTACGACGAGACGATGTGGCGCTGCGTGTCGCGCATCGACGGGCGGCCCTGGCTGCGCCAGCCGCTGACCCTGCGCGACGGCGTGACCCAAGTTTCCCCGTTCGTCATTCTTGACGGCGCTGGGGCGAGCTAGGAGGGACTGAGATGCAATACACACAACGCTTCACTGAGAACTATCAACTGGCGGTCGCTGATGCTGACGCCTACGCCATCGGTGTTTACACCCCGCTCACTTTCGTGAGTATGGCGAACAACCAGCGCGCCGTGCTGCTATTGCACGTGGGCGATATGGCGCAGGGCGCGACGGTTGACCTGGCGCTGTTGCAGGCCACGACCGCCGCCGCCGGGGATGCCAAGGCCATCACGGGCAAGGCGATCACCCAACTGACTCAGGCCGGGGGTGACGCCGGCTCCAACGTGTGCATCGAACTGCGCACTGAGGAAATGGACGTGGACGGCGGCTTTGCCTACGTCGGCGCGCAACTCACCGTTGCCGGCGGCGCGGTGGACATCGGCTTGTTTGCGCTGCTGGGCGGCACGAACCAGGCTCCCGTCCCCACCACGGCCTGGGATGAGATCGTAGACTAAGCTATACCTAACCGGCGGGGCGTGCTACCGCGCCCCGCCGCGTAAACTTGGAGGCGCAATGGCGAGACATTGGGTGCAGGCGCAGACCGTCATTCGCCGCTACGACGAAGGCGGCGCGACAAAACTCTACAACCCCGGCGACTGGTTCGAGGTGCGCAACCAGGAGCTTTTGCAGTTGCAAGCCCTGGGGCAAATCCGCACCACCGCCGAGGCGTTAAAGGCCACCTTCGACTTCTCGCAATGCGGCATCCTATGGCGCGGGTCGCTCACCTCTCTGGATGCGCCGCGCTTGCAGGAATATGGCATTGCTACAGAAGAATCCGCAACATTGGCACTCCCCTGGAAACACACCCTCTTGGGCCACCCGCCTGCCGTTTTGACCGCGCAAAATATCGCGCTCGGCTTTGTGCGCATAGAGGACGGCAAAGATTGGGATGCCTGGGAAATGGCCGCGTGCCTGGCTGACGGCTTACCATTGGCACAGGCGCACGGGTCGGACGCCGAAAAGCGGCGCACGTTGGACGTGGTAGGTGACCTGCGCATCCCGCTATACAACACCACAATGCTGTGGGTACGGCGCACTGACACGACCACCGCGCTGATTGCCGACTGGGAAGCCGAACTCAACGCCGGGGCCGACGAACGGCACGCCTTTGCCCGCGCGCTGTATACGCGCCGCGTGCGGATGTGTACGCTCCCGCCCAACTGGGTGGGGGCTGCGCCGGGGACGCTATGAGTCGCGGCGTCGTCTACATCGCCTACGGGCGCAACGCTGTTACCGAGGCGACCGCCAGCCTGTTCACCCTGCTACGCTTCCACGACTGGCCGGTAGCCGTGATCGGCGAGCGCGTGCGCGGCTGCACGCACATCCCCTTCACCGGACGCGGCACGCCGGGCCGCTGGGCGAAAGTAAACCTGGACGTGCTAACCCCATTCGATGAGACGCTATTCCTGGACGCCGACACGCGCATCCACGACCGCCTGGACGTGGGCTTTCGGCTGTTGAGGCATTACGACCTGGTGATTGTCCCTTCCCGTCCACAGCATAGTGACGTGCTGAACCACCTGAGCGATAAAGAGCGCGCCGTCACCTTGCGCGACATTCTCGATCCGCTGCAACTCAATACCGGCGTAATGTGGTTCAATCGCAACGCCGCGCCGTTGTTTGCCGTGTGGCGTGAGGAATGGCAACGCTGGCAGGACAAAGACCAGGGCGCGCTATTGCGGGCGTTGGAGCGTTGCCCGATCCCCTATGCTGTACTTGGCGCACCGTTCAATTCGGCGGAGGGCACGGTGGTAGAACACAGATTCGGAGCGGCGGCGTGAACAAGATTGCCATTATCATCCCCACCCTGGACGCCGCAACGGGCACCGCGACCGGCAAGCTGGCCCAACTCACCGCCGGGTGCGACAGTCGCCTGATCGTCGTCAATGGCCCTAAACGCGGCTTTACCGCAACGGTGAATGACGGTCTAGCCAAGACGACCACCGAGGACGTGTGCATCCTCAACGACGACATCCGCTGGTTCACGCCAAACTGGTTAGCCTCGTTACAGCGGGCGTTATACAGCGCGCCAGATATCGCCATCGTCGGTCCGACCGGCAAAAGCCGCACCGCGCCGATGTGTCAGGGCAAACTAGGCGACACGGGCTTGCAGACGGTGAACCATTTGCCGTTTTGGTGCGTGCTGTTGCGCCGTAGCACGTTGGAGCGGTTCGGGCTACTGGACAAACGCTACATTCACCATGCCAGCGACTCCGCCTATTGCGACCAAGTGAACGCCGCCGGGCTGCGCTGCGTGTGGGCGCGTGCCGTCTACCTGGAACACAAAGGGCACGGCAGCGGGAGAATGAACGCCTGGGGACGGCAGGACTTGGCCTTGTACCAGAGAGAGAGGCGCAAGTGAACATCGTTGTTTACACCGCGCTATTCGGGGGCATTGATCCGCTGTGGGCTGCAACGCCGCACAAAACAGAAGCGCGTTTCGTGGTCTTTACCGACAAGGCGCGCGCCGAAATTGGCAGTTGGGCGGGCACGCCGCCGCGTATTGTCGGCAATGCGCAGGCCCGCCCGGCCCGCTGGGAGCAGCGCATCGTCCCGGCGGAGTTTGGCCCGCGCCGCACGGCGCGCTACTACAAGACCAATCCGCAATTATGCCTTGACGCCGATGTAAGCATTTGGGTAGATGCCAACGTGCGCCTGCGCATCCCCCCGGAGAAGGCCGTCTCAGCGTGGCTCAAAGGCGACCTGGCAACGTTCAAACATCCTGACCGCGATTGCGTCTACCAGGAAGCGCGCGCCTGCGTGAAGATGCACAAAGACGACCGCGCCATTCTAGAAGGCCAAGCCGCCGTCTATCGCGCGCTGGGGATGCCCGCGCACTGGGGACTGGCAGAGACGCGCGTCGTCATTCGCCGCCACACGCCCGCCGCCGCCGCACTAGATGCCGCGTGGTGGACGGAGATTGCGCAGTACAGCCAGCGCGACCAGATCGCCTTGCCGTTCGTGTGCTGGCGCTTGGGCCGCCGCTGGGACGTGATACCGGGCCGCGTGCTCGGGGACACACATCCGGCGGTATGGCATACAGGACATCGGAGGAAGTAAATGGGATATATACCACCATTGCCACCAAGAGGAAGTCATTCAACTAATCCATTCACGGTGCAAGACGTCCGCCCGGTTGGCACTCTTGTTGCTCGCGTTTGTCCGCAATGCGGCGCGCCTTTAAGAAATCTTGCTGAGTGCGCATATTGTGGTACTGTGTTTATGCGATTTGGTTTAATTTATCAACTACAAAAAGAACAACCTCGTTATGTTAAAGCGCACCCAGAGATACAGCCAATGGGAGTAAGCAGACGCTAAAGGAGAGTATATTATGCCTAGTGAAATAGTGATGAGACTACGAAAGCTGTTTGTTATTCCAACGTTGATAGAAGAAGACGCCGTGAAGAAAAGGAATCCTCGCGGCAAGTTTAGCAAGACGCGGATGGACAGGCCGCACGCCCTATGCTATACCAGGGGGAAGCCAATCCGCAAGGCAAAAGTCTAGTATGGACATCTACACGCCCGGCCTGCAATGGTACGTGGATAAACTCAACAACGGCGAACGCTTTACCTTCACCCGCTACGGTAACGGGGAATGGGACTGCATCTTTGACCTATACCCCCGCACGCGCAGCGGGTCGCAGACGTTCAACCCGGCCTTGCGGCGCGCCTTGACCGCCAGCCTGACCGAGCACCACGGCGGGCGCAACTACGTGGCAATGCAGTCGGTGAGCTTCCTGGCGCGGGTGAAGCTGCTGCCACACATCGAGCCGTGGGTAAGCGCAAACGTCCCCGACCTGCAATGGCACGACGGCGAGGTGTTCGCTAAAGCCTCGCGTAACGGCACGCTATACCCGTTCGTGGAAGCGATCCGCAAACATAAGATCGTCGTAGTCGGCCCGCAACACCTGCTCTCGTTACCATTTGCCCGGCTGTTCGTGCCGGTGAAGCTGCACAACTGCTGGGACGACGTGGACAAACTCACCGATGCCCTGAGCGTGCATAGCAACAGCGTGATTCTATTCAGTGCCGGACCAACGACAAAAGTGCTCATTCACCGGTTGTACCCGGCGCTAAAGTCCAGTTGGCTGATCGACTGCGGCTCGCTGTGGGACGTGTATTGCGGGGTGAACAGCCGCCGCTATCACAAGACCATATCGGCGCGCACACTGAAAAGGAACTTGACGGGGAAATGATAAAAGCAATGTTTAGGTTACTCGACGCAATACTATCTGGCGCATACGCGGGGATGCTCAAACGCGGGAAGTACGTTGCGTGGCTTGATAAATTGCAGGCGCGCACGTGGAAAATTGCCTATCATCGTAGGGTAAGATGACCGCCTGTATCAGCCTGACCACGATCCCCGACCGCATCGCGCACATCGAGCCGATTCTGGCGGCGCTGTGCGGGCAGGGCTTGCCGGTATACCTGTGGCCGGTGGAGCGCATCAAGCGCAGCGCGACGGAGTTGGTGTTGCCGGGCTTCCTCTCCGACTATCCCGTCACCGTGCGAGTGGTCAAGGATCGCGGGCCACTGACCAAGCTGCTGCCCGCCTTGCGCCTGGACTACGACTATGTACTCACCGCCGATGATGACGTGCTGTACGGCGAAGGCTGGGCGGCGGGGCTGCTGGCCTGGGCGGAAAAGCTACCCGGCGCGGCGCTGGCCTATCGCGGGCGCGTCCTGACCGGGCAAGGCTATACCAAGTCCAAACTCGTGCAATACTACCGCGTCAAAAAGGCCGTCCCGGTGGACATCCTCACCGGCGTGTTTGGCGCGCTATACCCGCGCGCAGCGTTCGCCCGCAGTATCTTCACTGAGTGGCGCGCCTGGACAACAAACGACGACCTGGTGATTGCGGCGCACCTGAAAGCGCGTAACGTGCCGCGCTACGTCGTGCCGGGCAAGTGCAAAATTCACGTCACCGGGGTGCAAAAGGTGACGGCATTATGTGCGGTCAACCGGCGCAAAGGCGACCAGCGCAATGACGCGGGCCTGAAAAAGCTAGGGCTGGAATGAAGCTATACTCACACCCGCGTAGCGGCACAAACTGGGCGCTGGCCTTATTGGAGCAGGCGTTTTATGGTACGCGGACGCACGAAGTGCGCGTGACTGGGCATTACACGGCGCGTTGGAAGGTGCAGACGACCGGCATACACCTATGGGGTAATCACCGCCACTTCAACGCCGCTATGCCGGGGCCGCGCCTGTACCTGTACCGTGACGGGCGAGACGTGGCCTTGTCGCTATGGCGCACGAAGGGCTTTCAACCGGCAGAGTGGCACGGCCTGAGCTTTACCGAATTCCTCCGCACGCCATTGGATTGGTGGGAAACGCCGGAGCAACCGGCGCGCGGGCCGCGTGTGACTATTGCCGAGCATTGGCGGCTGCATCTGGATTCGTAGTATAAAGCGCCTGACACGCTATTCATCCGCTATGCCGATTTATTGCGCGATCCGGCGCGGGAATTGGCGCGCGTGGCAGAATTCGCCGCGCTACCATTGCGTGACGATAGTGTTACAACGGGCGATTATGGTCCGCAGCCGTCGGGCGATTACCGGGCCGCAAAATGGCATGAGATGTTCAGCACCGCCGACCTGGACTATTTTCATAGCATTGTCCCCGCCGAGCATTGGGGACTATACAACGAGGAGGCTTGAATGGCAGAAGCGACTAAGCGGCGTGTGGTAGAGATCGAAGCTGTACCGTGCTTGACGGCGTGCGCGATTCGTTTGTTCAATACGCTCATTGACGATAATTCAGACGTGTTTGAGTTTGGCTCCGGCGGGTCGTCGCTATGGTTGGCGGCGCGGGTGCGGAGTCTCATCAGTGTCGAGGATAGCCTGGAATGGCACGCCGTCACGGTCGCTAAACTGGCGGCGCAAGGCACGCCCACCGAGGTACGGCTGGTGCGTACCGCGCAGATACCGGACGCCATTGCAACTGAGGGGATGTTCGACCTGGTGTTCGTGGACTGTATGACGCAGCCGGAACGCCACCGCTCCATTCTGACCGGGGCGGCGCACGTCAAGCCGGACGGTTGGTTGGTTGCTGACGATTACAACTTCCCCAAAGTGCGGGCGGCAGTGGAGAAGCTACGCGCGCGCGGCTGGGCCGTCGAGGTGGTCAGCGGGATAAAAATTCACCCGCTGCGCAATATGCCGGTTTTGACGGCGGCGGCGTTCTGCCACAAACCGGCGGGATAGTTGCATTTGCAGTGAATGTGTGCTATACTGAGAGCAATAGGCGCACAAGGCGCGGGGTCGTTTGACTCCGCGCCTTTTTGTATGTGAGGGAGAATGGCAGACATAATTTTGACGCCCGGCCAACAAATGCCACATACCACCCGCCTGCGGTTGTATAGAGAGAATAGCGATGGCACGTTTACGCCCCCCTCTGCCCCATACGGCACAACGCCAGTGCAAGGCAATGTCGGGGTAAGGTTACTTGACGAATCAGGTATTGCCTACGGCGTCCCAGAAGTCAACGGCAAACCGCGCATATCCTCTACGCCTTACCTCTACGACATCGCTGAGGGGAGTGTGCCGAACCACATCCCCTGGACGAAGATCGGTTACACGCCCACGATGAATGCCACGGAAAGCGACCTGTGGAGCGCGGCAGGCGTCTACGTTCCCCCTACCGCTGAAATGGGTATGGAGGTCGTCAGTTCCAATAATGTGGACGACATCGGCACCACGATCAAAACGGGCAACGCGACCGGGGGCAGCTTGACGACGCTGGTGGATACCGGAGCCGACTTCACGGCGGCGGCGGCGGTGGCGGAGGGCGACACCGTGCTCATTAACAAGGCAGCGACGGCTCCACAGTTCGGTGTGGTGACGGGCGTGGCAGCGCAGACATTGACCTTCGCAGGCGGCCTCTCACGCGGGCTGCCGGTGGCGGCGGGCGATACTTACCACGTCCTAGACTACAGCGCCACGGCGGGCGCGCAGGCCGTGCAGATTTGCTACCTGGACGGCGATTTTATGAACGGATGCGAGATCGTGATCCTCAACGGGACTACAGAGGTCCCTACCGTTAAGCTGGATTTGTATCGCATCAACGCCTTTCGTGTGGTCGCAGCGGGCGCGAATCGCAAGCCGACGGGCGCGCTTTCGTTGCGGAATCTCGCCAACACGCCGGTATATAGCTACATCACAGCGGGATTCACTCGCGCCCGCTCGAGTTTTTACACAGTCCCCGCAGGACGCACGCTGTACGTCAATGAGTTTACGGTCAGCTTTGGGTATGCCGCTAACCAGACGCACTATGCGCGGTTGTACACACGGGCGACACAATTCGCTAACACGATTGGCACGTCGTTCAGGACGCCTAATCTTTTCTATCCATACACCGAGGTCGTGTGTGCCAACAGCTCGCAGAGCGTGACGTTGCCATGCCCGACGCGCCTGTTTTCCGGTGTAGACATCAAGGTGAGCGGTGTTTCATCCACCACCGCGGGGATTGCCAGTGTGGCATTACGCGGCTGGTTGGAGTGGGAATAGGGCTGCTAACAAACAATTGGGAGCGCAATGCCGATAGGACACGTACTAGGTGGAGTGGGGCAGATCGACGCGGTGCTGGGGACGGCGGCGGGCGGGGCGGCGCTGCCGTGGTGGAATCCTGACGGGGCGACGCCTGCAGCGACGTGCGGAGCGTGGCAAGCGAAGGGCGCGGCGAGTTTGGCGGCGTCATACCTGAATCTGGCGGCGCTAGGAAATGCGAATATCGACCCGGCGGTGGTGGGCGGGGTTGCGCCGACGTGGGCGACTGGTACGGGTTGGGCGTTCAACGGGTTGACTCAATATCTTAAATCCGGCTTCATACCACAAAACGATCAGTCACAAAGTGTCCTGGTACAGTTTTCAGGTGTAACCAATACGGGATGTTTGTGCTTGTCACAAACGACGGTCGGGCCGGCCACACATTATTTCGGATTGCGCCCGAACTCGCCGAGTGTACGCTACTATAACGGATCATTTTTTACTCAAGCACCCTCGTTATTGACAGGGAATTCCGGCATCGCCGGTAACGCGGGTTATAGAAATGGGTTACCGGACGCTGTAATGGGCGGAGATGTGACCGTGCCTATCCGTGACGTTTGGATTGGCTGCGCCAACCAAAACGGCAGTGCGGGGCTGTTTATTGCGGCCAATATTCAGGCAATAGCGGTTTATGACGTGACACTGACAGCGCCGCAGGTTCTGGCGCGCGCTACCGCAATGGCGGCGCTTTAGAGAATCTAATAATCAGTTGTGAGAGCTATCAGCAATCAGCGGTCAGCTTTCAGCATAAGGTAGACAGCAGGAGGGAACTATGGCAAATGCACAGAGTCAGATAGAGTAAGCGCGGCAAGCGGCACGGGCTTTTGATAGCGGCGTGGCCGGAATGGACTTAGCCAAAGAGCGGCTGGTTGATTTGGGCGGCGCGTCGTTTATCGCGTTTTTGAACGACACCGACACCAACGGCGATCCGATTTACGATATTTCTGCATCAGACGTGGTGGCGGCGCTGGTGACGGCGCTGGATGCGGTCAATGCTGTACTTGACGCGAACAACGGCGCGCACCGGAAGGCATTGCGGAAGCTGCTGTAAAGGGAGCTGGATATGGCCGATATTTGTGCATACGCGCAGTACATCGCGTCAAAAGTGGGGAAAGACGGGATTGCCGTGACGTGGAATGTTGAGCAGATCACGCGCGCGACCGGAGCGCGGGCTGCGTTGCTGACGGGAGCGGCAACGAACATCGTCGTTGGGCGGAATGGGCTGTATGGTTATCATCTCGCTGACGCAGATTTAACGTTGTACGATTACGTTTTTACCGCGATCACTGCAGACGCGACGGTGGATCAACAGGAGATTGCCGCTGTATGGACGTTGTGGAGCCTATCCTGGCACGACATCCTCACTACTGCGCTGACGGCAGTAGGATCAATCGGCGCGTTGTTCGTGAGTACATTGGACGCCGCAATCAGCAGTCGCGGCACCGCCAATCCAGGGGATGCGATGGCGCTGACGGCGGGAGAGCGCACAACGGTGGCGGGGGTAGTGTGGACATACGTAACTCGCACCCTCACCTCGTTCGGCACGCTAGTCGCACAGATCGTCAACGCGTTAGGTTCTAAAGTCGTCGCTATTTTCCCGGTGGCTAACGGCGGCAATGTGACCACGTACCAGGGCGACACCTACAACAACACGATTGGGCGGCCTATCGACTGGACGGCGACGGATTGGCCCGACCTGACCGGGGCGACCATTCGCGTCTACGTGGGTGGCCTGACATTCACCGGGGCGGTGATTACCCCGACAGGCAATCAGCGCGTGCGGCTGGACTTGACCGCTACACAGACGGCTTCTATCCCCACCAACGTCAGACGCTTCCAGGTCGTGGCGACACTGGCAGGCGGAGGGAACGCGACGCTCGTTGAGGCGCGTTGGGATTCGCGCTCACGGCCTACGGCATAGGAGGGCGCTATGGCTTACGCGACATTGGAGCAGGTGCTCGATTACATCAACAAAAAGACGTTCACCTCGGATGAAGAGGTGGCCTTGCTGGGCTACCTCGACGCGGCAACGAACAACATTGACCGCGTGCTGAACGTGTGGCGCGAAGGCTTCGAGTATTTCGCCGCGCCATCTGCCGCCAGCACACGGCTATTCGTGGCGCGCGGCGGGCATACGGTGATGATCGACGACTGCGTGAGCGTGACGTTGGTTGAGGAACGTTACAACGACGATTGGGAGACGGTTGCCAGCACCGACTACGCAGCCGGGCGCGGCTCCGGGCGTTTTGCGCGCTTTGACCCGCCGTATAACCTGCTAATCGCCGAGCCGGGCTATGCCTTCCCCGGCAAGCGCCGCACGTCCCACCCGCGCGCCAATCTGCGCGTGACGGCCCGCTGGGGCTATAGCGCAACCGTACCGGCGGACATCGCGGCGGCGTGCATCGAGCAGGTCGGGCGCTGGTTCAAACGCGCGCAATCGGCAATGTCGGACACGCTCGCCGACGGCGATACCGGGCTACTACTCTATACGAAGGCGCTTGACCCGGACATCGAGCGCAAACTGTCGCACGGGCGCTACTATCGCCCGGCGTTAGGGGGCTGGTAGTGGTCGCACTTGACGCGCAGATACAAGGACTCGAAGAAACGCAGCGCCGAATGGAAGAAGCCGCCGCCGCGTTGCAAGGGCCGCCATTCGCAATGGGGATGGCCCGCGCGACGTTGCGCGTGGAACGTAGCGCCAAGCTAAAAGCGCCGGTGGACACCGGACGCCTGCGCGCCTCTATCACGCCAGAGGTGAAGCGAGTGGGCGACACGTGGGAGGGGGTGATCGGCTCGAAGGTGAAGTATGCGCCGTTTCAGGAGCTGGGCACGCGCCCGCACTTCGTTTCGGCGCGCAACATCGGACGCTGGGCCGAGCGGCACGGCCTGGGCAATCGCGGGCTATTCGTCAGCGGGCGCGCGCATCCGTTCTTGCAACCGGCGTTCGACGAGAACCGCGACGCGATCATTGCCGACATCGGCAAGGTCGTCGGTGAAATCACACAGAAGGCCAACCAATGACGCACGTAACCCTGATGACACTCATTGACGCGGTAGCCGACACGTTACGCGACGTGACGGTATTGATGCCCGGAGAGGCCGCCGAACGCCCGTTCACCGTGCAAAGTTACGACGAACTAAGCGAGGCCATTCAGGACTTGCCGACGGTGCAGGTCTACCCCACCGATGCTATTACCGACACGAACGGCACGACCGACCGCACCACGTTGCAGATCGGGGTACAGCACACGGCCTTGACGCTCACACTGCGCTGCTTCGCCCGCCAACGTTCAAACCTAAACGACGATATGGCGGCGGCCGTGGCCTGTTGGGACGCCCTGGACGCTGCGCTGGAAGGCGTGGGGATCGGCTGCAAACCGTTTTTCGACGCTTCAGCAATCAAGGGCTTTCGTTGGGAAACGACGCTGGCGACCTTCGACTATGCTAAAGTTGCCTATGTAGGTTGCGAAGTAACCCTGACATTGGAGGTCTTCTAATGCTGTACCGAGTGCTGCGCGACCTGACGACCGGACACCGCGCCGGTGACGTGGTAGACGGCGGGCGCTTCAAGCACCTAACAGCATTACTGCAACACGGTGCGCTGGCTCCTGTACACGCTCCGCCGCTGGCAATGTTGCCCGGCTGGGGCGAACGCTGGCAGGCGCTACCGCCGGAATTACGAACGATTGAGGCTTTAATTGCCGCGCCCGCTGCGGACATTGCGGCGGCGTGCGGCGTGGATGCGCCCACCGCTGCATTGTGGCAAGTCGAGGCGCTTGAATTTCTGAAACCTAAAAATTGTAAATGTAGGAGGTAACAAATGCCACAAACAACCGGAGCTTTATCGAACGCTTGCGCCGCGGTGGAAATCTCGCTCGACGGCGTGACGTGGACTGACATCAGCGGGAGCACGCAGTCGGTCAGCGACACCGAGCAGACCAAGATGAGCGGCGAGGCCTACACCTTTGACGGGCGTGGGCCAATCGTCAAGGGCGGGAAATTCGAGCCGCTAGAGGTTTCGTTCGCCATTGTCTACACTGAAGTGTTGACCGAGGCTTACGAAATCGCGCGCGCGGTCTTCGAGCAGACGGGCTGCGACGTGGAAGTATACGTGCGCTGGTCGCCCGGCGGTGGCTTGCCCGGCACAAGCTGGCTGCAAATCTACGGCCCGATTGTGTCGTTCACCTATCCGGCCCTGGACGCCTCGACTGCCGCGCCGATTATGGCGGGCTTCGTCGTCAAGACCGGACTGGTTACGACCGTCACGGCGGCCACGTAGGAGGGATCGCAATGGCAGGCGAGTTAAAAGTACAGATAGACGCAGATGAGTTGGTGATCCGTGACCTCGACACCCTGGAAACGGGAAGTGGGCTGTATGGCCTGATTTCCCGCGTGGTGATCGGCTGCACGCTGGACGGTGTAGAGACCCCTGTCGGCGACTTGCCCTTGCCGCGCTTGCGCGAAATCGGCACGGCGATTGCCGAGGCCGTCAAGGGACTATCGAACCCAAACGCCTAAAAGATCGACTGGCGGCGCACCTGTGGACACACGGGCCGCCGCCGGTCGAGTATGTCGAAACCATTCTACTGCGCGAAGGGTTGGCCGCTCCTCCGCGTCTCGATGAGATGCGCCTGGGGCAGGCTTTGGCCTACCTCACGTGCCTGGATATGGAGGCGCGCGCCCAAAAAGCACGCCAGGAGCTAAATGGCAAACGTCATTGAAATCGTCATAAAAGCCAAAGACGACGCCTCGAAAGTGTTGCAGGGTGTCGGCGCGAATATGCAGACCATCGGCAAGATTGCCCTGGGCGGTCCGGGCACGGCTGCAACCGCTGTTGCTGGCCTTGGCGTTGCTGTCACCAAGCTAGCAATGGACGCCGCGCCGTTACAGCAGATCGAGAGCGCCTTCGCCGGGTTAGCCGAGTCTGCCGGGTCGGATATGGATGAAATGCTGGCGGCCTTGCAGCAGGGTAGCGCCGGAATGGTGACAAACCGCGACCTGATGCTGTCCTTCAACAAGGCCGCGCAACTGGTCGGGCAGGACTTCGCCGTCCAGTTGCCCGACGCGATGCAATACCTCGGCAAAGTCAGCGCCGCGACCGGGCAGGATATGGGCTTCTTGCTCGATAGCCTGGTGGTCGGCGTGGGGCGTCTCTCCCCGATGATCCTGGACAACCTGGGCATTCAGGTCAGCCTAGCGGAAGCCTCTGAGGAAGCCGCCAAGATGTTCGGCGTGGAAGCCTCGCAACTGACCAAAGCCCAACAGCAAGCCGGGATGATGAACGTGGTGCTGGCAAAGTTGGCGACGAACACCGCTTCGATGCCCGACGTAGCCGGAAGCGCAGCGGCTGGCATTGCCAACCTGGGGGTGATGTTCCAGAATACCAAAGACGAAATCGGCACGGCCTTCTTGCCAATTCTGGGCGAGGCGTTGGGGATAATCTCGCAGCTTGCCGAGCGGTTCTTACCGCCGCTATTGGAGAAGGTGCAGCAATTAGGCGAGTTGCTTTTGCCGGTTGCTGAGGCTATCGGTGATTTTGTCGGGCGCATCCTTGCCGGGCAAGACCCGCTCACGTCGTTCAAAGTGCTGCTAATGGAATTGCTACCGCCCGACCTGTTCTTCAAGGTGCTCGAAATCATAGACGGCATCGAGCAGTTTGTGGGCAAGGTCACAGAAGCGTTCGCGCCTATCGCCGCGTGGATCGGGCAAAACGTGCAACTGAGTGACATACTGATTGCACTAGGGGCAACCATTGCCACCGTCATCGTTCCGGCGCTGGTGAGTATAATCGCAGCGGCGGCTCCGGTCATCGGCACATTCTTGCTGGTTGTGGCGACGGTGGCAGCGTTACGCGCGGCGTGGGAAAGCGACTTCCTGGGGATTCGCACGGCGTTGGAGAATGCGTGGGCGGCGATTCTGCCGGTGATCGAGAGTTTGTGGGCGTGGTTGCAGGAGAAAGTCCCGGCGGCCATTGAAACGCTGCGCGGGTTCTGGGAAAATACGCTACTTCCCGCAATCAATACGGTCTGGGAATTCGTCAAAACAAACGTCATCCCGCTCTTTGAGGCGCTGGGCGAATTGCTATCCGTGGCCGTGAGTGTGGCCGTTACGGCTCTGGCGGGGCTATGGGAGAACGTACTACTACCCGCGTTAAAAACTGCGGGGAACTGGATCCGCGATACGCTTGGACCAATTCTTGAAAGTTTCAGGGGGTGGCTCGATAAAGTCACCGGCGGGGCAGAGGGCATCAGTGCAGCTTTCGAGAAAGTCATCGGCTGGGTGGAGAGTCTGACGGGGAAGCTAAAGGACATCAAGCTGCCGGAGTGGATGACGCCTGGTTCGCCAACGCCGTTGGAGATTGGGCTTTTGGGTATCAGTGACGCTTTCGACAAAGCGACCGCGCAGGCGGGTGGATTGATTGGTGAATTGCAAAGCGCAAAAGTGCCGGAGTGGATGATCCCCGGCGCGCTCGGTCTATCAGATAACGCTCTTTTGCCCGCACGCGCCGCCAGTCGTGCTGCCCTCTCTGCCTTCGACTATGCCCGCGACGGCACGCTAGCGACTGGTGGTGGCAATCAGTACGCGACCAGTCACATCTACATCGAGCGCGTGGTGATCGAGAATGCCAACAACGCGACCGATTTGTTACAGCAGCTTCAACAAATGGCGGTGATGTAATGCTAACCATAATGACGTGGGACGGGAACAACATCAACGACGGCGCAAACTACGTGGCAGGCTTCTCTCCCGGTGCGGAGTGGGGCTTACCCGTTTCGGCGGCGCGGGCGCTACCGCGCGCGGGGGCATGGCCGGTGATAACTGGGGTTGACCGCCCGGAGGCGACGCTCACGTTTTTCGTCATCATCCAGAATTGCGCCAACCTGCGCACGTTGCGCGGGCAGTTGTTGGCCTGGCTCAGCCCAGAGGACGAAACACCCAAGCGCCTAGTGATTGCCGACGATGCGCTTGGCACAAACGCCCGTTACGTGCTCGCCGTGTGCAACGAGGTGCGCCCGCTCAATATCGGCGCGACGGCCTCGCCGGAGATGTTTCGCGTCACGGCGGTCATCGACGGGGACGTGCGCTGGCGGGCGGTGACGGCGACGACAGACACGTGGAACATCACGGCCAGCGGGCAGACGCGCGTGGTCAACAATCCGGGCGAAGATGACGCCTATGCCACGTTCAGCATCACGCCCACTAATGTCAAAACCGGCGGTTACAATTACAAGCGTTATTGTCTTGTGACATGGCGCGCCAGCAACGCGGCGACGAATTACGACATCCGTCTGGGTGTTTTGGACACTGACGCGCTGGTAACGGCGGGAAAGATGCAGGCCGACGGCGACGATTTGCGCATCTTCGTAGATGGCGTCGAGACTCCGCGATGGCTAGTGGACATCGATACAGTCAATACCTACATCTGGTTCAAGGCCGACTGGTTAGCCGCGCCAACACTGGAATTGACAGTGAGTATTGCCGGGGCGGGCAGTGTGGACAGTATCGCCGTGGACGATGAAACGGAGTTCAACAAATTGCCCACACGCGGATTCGTGCGGGTGAATAATGAGGTGTTTTCCTACAGCGCCAAAGACACAGCGAACCTGCGTCTCACTGGGGTGGAACGTGAGGTGTGGAATACGGCAGCGGGGGCGCACAGCGCCGGTGATGACGTTTTTTGGATGCAACACGAGATCGTTATGGTCTACGGCAAGGCGACGGCTACTGCGCCGCCGTCGGGATTACTGAATTATTACGAACCGATGTTCGAGATGGATTTGAGCGATAACGATACGTGGGTCTATGAGGTTTTTGGACAGACCGGATATGCACGCGGGGGGGCGTGGAGCCGCTGGGGAAATCTGACTGTTGTCGGAGAGGGTGGCGTCTATCCGCAAACGCAACGCGCGATGGGAGTGTTTTCGTATTCGGAGTACACGGTACTGGGAGCATGGTTAGAGAGTAACAGCTCTAACGCCTACGGATGGTATCTGACCAATCCGTGCGGGATTGTCAACGCGGCCTGGGCGGACGGGTTAAAACGCGCGGACATAGTTACCGATTTTCTCGTACATTTGATGTATTGGATTCGCGGGGATAGCTGGTGGACGTGGCAAGCCACGCTGACCGATCCGGCGCTGCCCAACAACTGGGAAGCGTGGTCGGAGGCCGCGGCGGTCGCAGATTGGGAACCAGCGGATCAAATTGCTATTGCGGCCTACTTTTTCGGGCAGGACGTCGAAGCCGGAACGGTGACGGTTTCACTCAACACCGACGAGACGCCGCTGACCGCAATCGGCGGCGAGTTGGGCAATTATTCGCTGGCGCTCACGCTGGACAACGAAACCACGGACGAGGGCATTGTGGTGACGATGGCGATGGCGGTGAACGAGACGTTGGAAATCGACACCGACGCCCGGCTGGTGACGTATCTGCTGGACAACAGCAACCAGTTCCAGGCGGTGGCATTGGACAGCGCGCGGTTGCAATGGCTGCGGCTCGCGCCGGGCAACAACACGCTGCGCTTCACCGACACGGGCACGGCGGCGGTCACGCTGGTGACGGCGTTCCCCGCGCGCTATTATTGAGGGGCGATGAGAATTCTACTGGGCGACCGCACGGGCGAAATTCGCGCCGAGGTGACGCGCGGGTATATCTCGCAGTTGACCTGGCGGCTCAATAAGCCGGGGATTGCGGATTTGTTCATCGACCGCCGCGACCCAGCCTGCACGCCGGAGCTGCTGCGCGCCGGTTCGCGCATTTTTGTGGAACTCGATGACAGCCTGCCACCGTGGGGCGGGGTGCTGGAATTGCCGCGCACCTGGACGCGCAATATGCTACAGATTCGCGCCCACACGATTGAGCGGCTGCTGTCGTTTGCTATCACCCCTAAGACGCTGGCCTTCTACGGCGTGCCGGTGGGTACGATCTTCGTGGAGGTTTTGCAGGACGCTGACACCCGCGCCGGGTTTGGCCTGGACTTCGGGCAGGTCTGGTATGGCGGGAACATCCACTGGCCGCGCTATCACTTCCGCGATGCGATGTGGGTGATTAACGAGAGCCTGCGCAAAATGGAGACGTGCGACTACAAATTCACGCCGTTTGTGTTGAATAACAAAATCCGCTTCCGCGCCACACTGCAAGAGCAATTAGGCGACGACAAGCGCGCGCGGGTGGCGCTGATCCAGGGGGTGAACGTAGCCGAGGCCAAGCTGACCGAGCAGGGCGACATTGTGAACCGCGTGGCCGTGGTGGGCAGCGGTAGCACCTGGGGCGAGCGCCAGGTGATCTACGCGCTTGAGGAAGCCAGCCGCCAGACCTACGGGCTGCGCGAGCGCGCCCTGACGCCCAGCGACGTGACGCAGGAAACCACCCTCAACCGCTATGCCGAAACCGAGCTGCGCGACAACGCCTATCCGCACACGCTGGCCGATCTGACCGCCGCCAACCGCACGCCGGCGCTGTTCTCCGCCTACGACGTGGGCGACATCGTGCGCGTGCAATTACCCGACTACGGGTTCGGCGGTTACGACGCGCCGATGCGGATTATGGCGCGCGGGTATGATCCACGCAGTAAACGTTGCGAGCTGGTGTGCGACGAACAGTTCACCTACATCCCTGTGTTCCAGAGCGAGGACGAAAACCAACCCGGCGAGGGGGAGGCATAATGCTCGACCGCGATAGTACGTACAACAACATTATCGACCGCATCGACCGTCTGGAAGCGCGGGTGGAAGACCTGCGCGACGTGGCACGGCCCTCCGAGGTGGTGATTTACGAGAACGCGGAATGGCAGGCGCTGGCGGGGTGGGTGAGCACGGGCAGCGTGTTGCGCAGCCTGGACGGGGAGATTATTCTTGACCCCAGCATCCCGATGATTCAGGTAGGCACGGGCGGCTACATCCAGAGCGAGGACTTTGTCGCCGGGACAAGCGGCTTCCAGATCAACGGCGGGACGGCGGAGTTTAACGACGTCGTGGTGCGCGGTACGATCTACGCCGACTTGGGTGAGATTGGCGGGTGGGTGATCGGCACGAACACCCTGACCGCCGACGCCGGGGCGGTGGGACTCAATAGCGAAGCCACCGGCGGCGTAGACTGGCGCATCTGGGCGGGCAATGCCGTCCCGGCTAACGCGCCCTTCCGCGTAGATGAGAGCGGGAATTTGGTCGCCACGTCCGCCACAATCACGGGAACAATCACCGCCACTTCCGGCACAATCGGCGGCTGGACGATCAACGCCGCCAGTTTGACCGGGGGCGATGTGACCTTGCACAGCACGGGCTATCTGCTGCTGGGCACGGGCAACGACATCGTGCGTCTGGACGCCGCCAACGCCACGTACAGGCTGTGGATCGGGCACGCGACGGATTCCAGCGCGCCGTTTAGCGTGACGAAGGCGGGGGCGGTGAAGGCCACATCCGGCACGGTGGGCGGCTGGACGTTGGGGACGTACACGCTCACGGCTGGGGCCGGAACGGTGGGGCTGAATAGTGAAGCCACCGGCGGTGTAGACTGGCGCATCTGGGCGGGCAATGCCGTCCCGGCTAACGCGCCCTTCCGCGTAGACGAGAGCGGAAACCTGGTCGCGTCCTCGGCTAACATCACGGGCACAATAGACGCCAATGCCGGGCACCTGGGCAGCCTGGACGTGGACGGTGTGATCACGGTAGGGCTGGTTGCGCCATACCTCGAAATCGACGGGCCGAACAAGCGCATCGAGTCTTCGACGTATGCGGCGGGCATCAGTGGGATGCAGATTCAGGCTAACGGGGACGCGGAGTGCAATAATGTGCGCATCCGCGGGGCGCTGACCAGTTCAACGTTTGTCAAGGACCTGGTGGAGGCGCGGGCCGGGTCGATGCTGATCGTGAAGAGCGGCGGGGTGCTGCACAGCGATATGGCGGTGCCGGGCGCGGGCACGTGGGCGATGACGATTGAGGACCCGCCGGGCGGGGGGTTCCTCTTCGAGAACAGCGACATCTGCCGATGTAAAACGGAGTATGCCGCGGGGATCGGCGACATCTGGTTCACGGTCTCCGCGCGGGTGGATAACGGCGACGGGACGCAGAATTATACATGCACGTATGACAGCGGGACGCGCTCGATCACGTATCCCGCCGGCGCGCCGGTGCTGGACTACGGCGTGAGCGGTGACGGCGGGCTGTACCTGACGGCGGACGATACCAACGGGCCGTTCATCGACGTGTTTACCCACGCGGGCGTGCCGTGGACGACGATCACCGAGCGGGTGCGAATGGGCAATCTCAACGGGGTGGGGGATTACGTCGCGGATGCCTACGGGATTTTCATCGGGGACTATGCCGGGGATATGTGGATGAGCTACGACCCCACCAACAGCCTACGGATTCGCGGGGACGCGCTGATCGATGGGACGGTGAGCGCGGAAGCGTTGGTGATGGGTGACTACGATTTCTTTTTCTCCTCCGCAGACGGGCTGCTGTTACTGGGGCCATATTGCGGAATGACGGCTACAAGTTGGGAGAGCACTCGCGGGCAAACGGCAACGATTAGCGGGGCGTTCCACCAAGTCGCGGGGCCGTGGGCGGAGAGCCGGGCATTGGTGGTCGAGGCGACGACGACGAATTATGAACTCGCGCCACGGATGATCGAGAGCGGTTCAACGGGGCTGGCGGCGGGGTGGGCCTATTTCGACGATTTTGGTAGCGGTGGCGATGCTACATTGGATGTAGTAGCGCACCCCATAACCGAGCGCGGATGGTTGCAGCAAATGACGTATACTGCCGCAGTCGGAGATAATGCAGACTATTGCGTCGTCTCTGATAAAACGGCCACGGGGTCGTTTGCACAAGGCGACAGTGTGACCGTCAGTTTTGACGCATTAGGAGAACTGTCCGGCTGCACATTTTACATCGTCATCCTGGAGCTTGACGCGTCTGATGTTGCAGGAACAAGTCATAGTTCTGCCATATCGTTAGATGGGTCACTCGGGCGGTATGAGTTTACGACTACACTGGCCGACGCCGATTGCAGCAAATTGCAAATTGGAATGACGGTTGCAGCCGTTGACGATGGAGATTCGTTCGATTTGCGCTTTGGCGCCGTCAATGTGGAAAAGACTGCGTATGCGACATCGTTCTGTTGCGGCGCTTTGGCGTGGTGCGCTTGGAGCGGCACAGAGGACAATAGCACGAGCATACGGACGGCGACAGAAGTTAATCTCGATACGTATGCCCCGATTTTTGCCGGGCGTAATACAATATCATTCTTGATGTGGGTACAAGCGCCTTACGATTCAGATGCGCTTGGGGAATGGGGAACGGGACACCCAGTAGTATTCGACCTATACCATGATGCCTCGAATTGCATAAGATTTATATACAATGCCACGGCAACGGGGTATTTTTATTTGTATATCAATGGCACGTCAATGACTACCGGCGCGACTGCTATCTCGTTTGTCGCAGGCGATTGGTTACATCTAGCTATAACTATAGATTTTTCCAATGACATATACATAATTTATCTAAATGGCGCAGCTGTGCTGACGACGACAAATTCTTTAAGTGCGCCGGGAACATTAGATCAAATGAATATTGGATGTGCTTATGCACCCAGTAGCAGATGGGGGGGAGCGGTTGCAGAATTTGCGTCATTCGGGCGCGTGCTCACCGCCGAGGAAGTCGCGGCACTGTACATACGTGGGAAGCCATTGGCGGATGCGGGCGCGTTCACAAAGCCGGGCATCTATATTCTCGATGGGCTGTTCAAATTGGCGTCGTCCACGACCGGGTTACGCACGGAGCTGACGGCGGCGGGGTTGGGCATCTATAACGGCGCGGGGCTGACGAGTGTGGGGCGGGTGCTTGTTGGAATGGTGGACACGACCGGGACGGTGCTGGACGAGACGGCGACAGATTTGGGAATGTTCGGCTACGACGCCGCGGACACGTTGCAGGTGGCATGGTATGCCAGCGGGACGAACGCGGGAAAAATTGTTGCCGGGGCTGGAAACGTATGGATGGATGATGATGGAATTCGATTGGAGGCAACCACGGGGAAATTCTCAGCATCTAGCATAGAATGGTACGATGGCGCCTCTCTTGAATTTTCGATTGGTTGTGAGGTTGATCTAGGCGCAGTCACAAATGGATATCTGTCTGCGAATAGTGGATTAGTGTTAGAATCTGCATCTGGTTCGATTTTATTAGATGCTGCCGTTTATACTAAAATTGATACTGGTTATCTTTGGGTAGACGAAGATGCGCGCTTTGCCGGGGGAATTGCAGTTGGGAGTGGGCTGCTTAATCCAGATACCGGCGCGATTCATTTTGTGGAGCGCTCTTCCGATCCGACAGAACCGAGCGAGGGACAGGCCGTGATCTGGATGAGCAACGGCACCGGCAAGGGCGACGACGGCGACGTGCTGATCGCGAGCAAGGCCGGGGGATCGACAACATACGCAATTCTATTCGACCATAGCGCGGGGAGCGCGTGGTAAAATCAAACTAAGGAGACGCAAATGATTCAGCGGACGTTATCTAAGACGCAGGGGCGGGTATTTGTGGCATTGTCACAGCAGAAAGCAGAGCTACAGCGGGCATACCAGGAGATTCAGGAGGCCGAGGCCGAGCAGGTGGAAATGCTGCGCGTGAAGTACGACTTGCCGGAAGGCCGCTACAGTATCCGGCAGGAGGCGGGCGGCGAGATTGTGCTGTTTGCCGTGCCTGAGCCGGAGAAGGCCAAGCCGCAGGTGGAATGACGGCGCGCACAAAAAAAGCCGGGGTTGTCGCCCCGGCTTGGTTTTGTACGTCGTCCTCATAACGCCATTGTGGTTAGTCAATCACAACTAACTGCGTTCCGGGGTGCTCCGGTGATTGATTCTATAGAGCGCAGCACCGCGCCCCGCGTTAGTTAGCCGCCCCGCCGGGCCTACAAAGTGCAATTGGCCTCCTATTCACAACACTTCATCATCCGCCGTTACATACGGAAGAAATTCAGCCTCCAACCGTTTCCGGCATTGCGCGCATAGCGTGTATCCTGCCGGTAACTCTGCGACCCGCTCGATGTACCATTCTCCGCTGTTGTGATAGCCGGGCTTGACGTACCCGGCGCGCTTGGTAGTGGCGTCGCCGCCGCAACTACCGCACAGCACAACGGGGTCATTGACTTGGAACAGCGAAGGCCCGTCCAGCATCCACTGTGGCGTGGCGACGTGCGCGATTTTGGCCAGGCCGTTGGCATCCTGCCAGCCCTCGCGGTATGATTCGTGATAGACGATGTAGGTGTGTGGGTTCCAGGGGATTGTAGTCATTATGTCGGCTCCTGTTCAAGGTTTTTATCTGGGCCGTGTTCCGCGTCCGCTCTAGCGGGTGTTAGGCGGCTGTCTATTTGTTGTGCAGCCCACCTAGAGCGCCCGATTTTACGCAAAATACCGCACTTTGGATTACCAGGACATTCCGTGCTAAGTCCACTACAACCGATGGCGTTACACAGAATTGATAATTGACGCTTGCCCTCTTTAACATCTTCTGGTGTCATAAGTCCGCCTAACTAACGAAGCTCACCCGCCGCCGCTTTTGCGGTCGGGTGCAGCGGGTGTTGTGCGGCCTCTGCTAGTTTTCGCCAACCCCAATCCCATCCCGCGAGATGGGTACAGCAGATGTTACCGCTGGCTTGGCCGCACAACTAACGGGGTTGAGCCGCGCCGTCTGCGGCGTCGGACTCCAAGCGGTGTTAGGCCGCCTCGTCTTCGTCGTCAAAATCTGGTAGAGCAGGCATTGATACAAGCCGCTCGCGGAGAACGTCGTTAATGCGCTCCAGTCTGCGATTTTCAAGCCGTGCCTGTTGCAATGCTGCCTCGTACTCTGCGCGTGGCACAATGGGTTCGTCGAACGCGATCACGGAGCGATCCGGGCGCGCATAAGCCCGCGCAATCTCCTCGGACACGACCTTGATAGAGTAGATTGCCGCCGCGCCATAATACTCGGTGCGGTAGCCGTCTTCGACTGGCACATCCACACGCAGCAGGCCGCCGAGGTCAGACGTGCGGATGACTCCTGCTGTACGCCCGTGGCCCATAAGCTCAACAACTGCCCACATATCAACCTGATTTTCTTCCATTGCGTAATCCTCCATAGTTTTGATTTGATACCGCACTTGGCGGCCTAACAGGTATTAACCCGCCAACGTCGCCGCTCTCTGCGCCTGATACGCCTTGCAATAGCGCAGGTGTGCGCTTAGGCTCTGCGGCTTGTCGAAGTCTGCGCCGCAATAAACGCAGACGTGCTTATGATGACCATTGCCGCCATTCGTAGGCGCTGCGATCTGCGCTTTATCCTGCGCCGCAACGGTCTTGGGCTGCGTCGCAGGCTGCGAAATTTGCGCGGTCTCAAATCTACCGGCCAGCAGGCTTTCAGCATAGCCGATGAAAATAAGCAGCGCCGGAATGAACGCCGCCGCAATCGGCGCAACCCACTGGTATGCCAGCGGCTCCACCGTCGGCAACACAATGAGCAACTGCCGCCAACTGAAAAACCAACTGAACAGGGCGGCGACCAGATCGGCAGGCAGCAGAAACAACGCCAACCGGCGCTTGCCCTTCGCCCGATCCTGTTGAAACCGCCCGAAGAAATACGTTAATACCATTCCGCTTACATCGGCAGTCGTGTTGAGAACGTACCCCAACCAAGCGAAACCGGCGGGCATCCAGCGCGCCATATACGCGCCGTCAATACCGGACGAGGCCAACATCAGACCGAGGCCGACAAGCCAAAGTGAGTTCGTGAGTATCCAGGTCATCATAACGCCCCCTCGTCCATTGCCTCGGCGCTTGGAATGAGTGCGCCGTTTTTGTCGTCGTCTTTGGGCATCCGAATGTCAAGCAAGCCCAGCGGATCCAACCACCGCAAGCCGCGCGGAATTGCGCCATCTGCCCACGAGGGGTATACAATCTCGACCCCGAACCGATACCAGATCAAGCGCACGGCATACGGAACGGATACCGGCAATGCGATCAGCAAAATGACGCGCATCCAAACGAAAGCTGAGTCACTGATAATCTGATTCATAGGATTATGAACAATCCCAAACCACAACCCGCCGCCCTCTGACTCTGGTAGAAATTGCCACACGTACCATAAGAAATTACCGCCAGGGTAACGCGGCTCCGGCCAGTTCCCTGTCACATACAGCGCCATTGCCAGGGCCGCGATCCCGAACAGCCATAACAGTTTCGTGCGATGTTGCGTGGCGCGACTATTCCACCTGATTGCCGGCGGCCACACGGTGAATGATTGTACGCCATAGGCGATTGTCAGCAAGGCAATCGCCGGGCCGATCCAGAGCGGATCAATCAAGCGCCCGGCATTGAGTAACCAGAGCGCCGCGAGTACGCACGTCAGAATGGCTATGCCGATCAGTAAGACGAACAGCAGAAGCGGGCGGGCGACCGTTGTCTTTGCCGTCGGCTTTTCTACCTCTGGTCTGATATAATCTCCAAATCGTCTAAACATTATGGCTCCTTTCGTGTCCGTCCGTTTATTCAGGATGTGTGAAAACTGGAAATCGCGCCTGTTTAACATATAGACATTAAGCGGACGGACGGACGCCGCAATAATCGCGCGCTTCCAGCTCTGCTTCGAGTTCGCGGGCAAGTGCCAACAATTTGCCGGAACGGTCGTTGCTCAAACTACCCAATTCGGCGCGCAGCATCCGGCGCTTATCTCCGTCACGCCGCAAGACCACCAGGGCCGCCGCAATATCCGAGGCCGAAAAATCCTTGACCGGCTGCCCGCGGTCGCGCGGTTCTGGCAGGCCGGGCAGATCATCATATTCGGGCCATTCATCGAGCAGCGGCTTTGCCGAATCACGCATTGCGCGCAGCTCATTCTCTGGTACATATGCCGTCAAGACACGGCGCGCCTCACTGCCGATGATCCCGTATCCGTCACCGGGGGCATTGCTCAATGTGAGATAGGGCCGCAGGCCCATTCCAGGCGGGAGTAGCGCCTGCGTGTCGTACTGGTCAGACGTGCGAAAGCACATTGTAAAATCAAACTGCTTCCGCACGGTCGTGTCGCCGAACACGTCCCCGCGCGGGTATTGCGTGTCCAGAATGAGGTGCAGATTCGCGCCGCGTGCCTTCTGTGCCAGGTTGGCCAACATAAAAATGCACGCCGAATCCGCCACGCCGATGGTGGTAGCAGTGACGGCGGTAAACTCAGAGAAGAACAAATACAACGGCGGCTCCGTGCATTCAGTCTGCCCGGCGTTTTCCATTACGCGGTAACGGCGCAAGCATTCGTTATAGAACCACGCCAGGGCATTGCGTGCCGCGTCCAGATCATTGATGACAGTGGGGCCGACCTGCCCCGGAATGTTGCGCAGGAAGCCCACGCCGTCGCCACCCTTGAAGTCGATGATGACGGACTGGGCGTCTTTGTGGTGCGCGATCTGGTATGCTAGCGACCGCAGAAACCACGTCTTACCACTGCCGGAAGCGCCGCCCACTAGAGCGTGATGCACAATGCCTGAATGTGTTTTCGCCGGGCCGAACTCTGGCGTGAACAGGTCGCCGGCAGTGTCCGGGCCAACCACAAAACGCCCGCGTTTCCAGATCGATTGTAGGCCGTCCAGACTAGTCAATGGCGCGTCGTTGTTCTGTAAATGCTCAGGCCAGGGAATGACGAATGTAAGGGCGTCGCCCTCACGGACAATCTCCGGCACCTTGCCATCTGGAATTTCCCAACCCGCCGCCGCAACCAACTGCGCCAGGTTGATCGCGTCGTTTTTTCCGTAAGCGTTCAAAGCGCGGTCTGCGTACATCCCTGGGCGAATCGAAATGCGCCCCACGAGGTATGACGGCTGGCGGCGCGTATACTCACCCGACGGCCAGCGCAGCAGTTGAATCCCGCGCGGGTTGTGCCGCGTGCCGTCCGGAAGTTGTTGTAACGCCCCGCCGAATACCAGTGGATTCTGGCGATTGGCCACAATCCGCCGGGCCGCCGCCTCTAGTAGCGCAGTTTTCTCGCTCACAATTCTCCTAATTCATCGGTTGCCGGTTTCGCCGGTTGCCGTATCAGAAACAGCACGACCACGAGCACAACCAGGAAAAGCGCGCTACGTGTATCGCCGCGCCGGGCATAGTAGTCTACCAGGTCAGCTTGTGTCTCTACGGCATACCCCGCCGCATCATACAACTGCGCTTCGTTCTCCGCCTGGACGCGGGCCGCGTCGGCTTGCGCCTTTAGTGCCTCGTACTGCGCCCGCTCAGTCGCCAGGGTAGCGCGCCGGGTAGCGTCGGCGTTGTTAAGCGCCGGAATGCCTAGCGCCACCACGACAACAATCAATACCAATGCAGCCAACAAGCCTTCTCCTCTCATCGCTCGCCCTCCTCGCCCGCTACCCACGCGGCGCACAACGCCAGCAGCGCCACAAAGCAGCCGGCCAGCGTACCGCCTGCCACTACCGGCCAGGGCAACCGTGCCAACGCCAGTAGGGCGAACAGCGGCACACCGGGGACAATGAGGGACAACAGGCAGAACAGCACAAACGCCTTACGACTCTCATTCATTGTGCGGCTCCACAATTTCCAGCAACCTGACACGCCCGGCGCGGATTTTGCCGTTGGTATTGAACGGCACAACAATGCCGGGCAAGTCGTGCCACTCGATCAGACAGCGCCATAGCGTAGCGTCTGTATAGTTTTCATTACACCAGGAGAGCGTGCCGACGTTGACTCCGCATCCGCATTCGGTTCCACGATCTGGATTGACGACCCCGACTAGATACTCGCCGGGGGCGATAGTCCAGCCGGCGGGCGGGTCACGGAACGTGCGCCCCGCACCGATGCGCTTATAGACGATATAGCCCGCATCATCTCGGTCCAGATTATCTGCAAGCCATGCCGCTGGATCGAGAACTCCGTTGGCCTCGCGCAGGTCGGCCCCGCTCAGGTCGGCCCCGCTCAGGTTGGCCCCGCGCAGGTCGGCCCCGCTCAGGTTGGCCCCGCGCAGGTTGGCCCCGCTCAGGTCGGCCCCGCGCAGGTTGGCCCCGCTCAGGTCGGCCCCGCGCAGGTTGGCCCAGCTCAGGTTGGCCTCGCTCAGGTTGGCCCCGCGCAGGTTGGCCCAGCTCAGGTTGGCCCAGCTCAGGTTGGCCCCGCTCAGGTCGGCCCCGCTCAGGTTGGCCCCGCGCAGGTTGGCCCCGCGCAGGTCGGCCCCGCGCAGGTTGATGCAAGGCCCCCACTCCTTTGGCAATTCCACAACGCCATACTCAATCAATTTTTGCCTAGTCTGTTCCCAGTTCATCGTCGTCCGCTCCTTTTTTGCTCAGGATCGCCGCCGCTGCCAGTCCGGCAGCGACTTCGGTTAAGCCGTCGAGACTGTTGACGGCTTCGCGCAACAGGTCGAGCAGCGTCTGCCCTTCGGCTTGCTGGGCGATGTGCTGCTCCAGTGCCGCATTGATCGCGCGGGTCTTGCCGCGTTGCGGGAGCGCGTCGAGCCACTCTTGCACTTTATCGCTTGCATAGAAATTCGTCTGTTTAGTTGCCAATGATCGCCTCCCGTGCTTCGTTGTACCGTTTCCAGTCTACCACCGCCGTCTCGGTAGCAGCCAGCCACCAGGTCGTCGTGTGCATCTGCGCCGCCGCCTCGGTGAGTGCGGAGTCGTGCGTTGCGCTGATTGTGTCGGCTATGAAAAGATCGGTTGCGGTGGTCATTGTGTCACCTTGAAGGGTGGGGTTTAACGCCCCACCTCCCGTACGTCTTTCATTGCCTTCCAGATAGCCTCGGCTGCGTCCTGAATCGCTTGCTTAACTCCGTCGAATTCCCGGACGCTTGGGTTTGCCATAGCTGCGTCCATATCGCCGACCATCTTAATTACGATTGCTGTCATCTCTTCGCGCTGTTCTCTGTTGTTCATCTCGTCATCTCCTTCGTTTGTGTTCCTCAGTTATGCTACCATTATACTACGAAACACATACAAAAGTCAATATGACAAACGTATGCAATGAGTTGCATTGTGTTGCACTACTGTTGCATAGATAGCAACCGCTCTACCGCATCAGCCAACCCCGCCGCCGCATCCTGCCGGAAGAGCATCGCCTCGACAATTTCGTAAGTAGTCGTGGCGCGTTCTACGGCGGCGTCGGCTCTCCGGTAGACGGTGAGCCAAACGGCGACCTCAGACAGGGCGGCGGATTCAGTCACAGGTTCGCCTTGCCAGTTCGTCACACTGCGCGGTGGTAAAGCCTTCGCCTTCGCAGTGGGCGACCTCTCGCTTGTGGCAATCGTCGCCGCAGGCGGATAGTAAGAACAGGGCGACGGCGATCAATAGAGAAAGTTTACGGGTCATCATCTCATCTCCTTTTAATTTGCGCCGCCCCGCCGTCTACCGGGTACTCCGCCCCGGCGGTCCTTGCGTGGTCGATGTCCGTCACGGACGGGGCAGCGCGTGAATTCAGGCTTGCGCCTCTTCGTTAAACATTTCTAATTGTCCCGCATCAATCTGTGCGGCGTGATAGAGGAAGCGTGCCTCACTCAGCGCCGGTTCTGTCGGTTCATACCCACCGCCCATCCACTGGATGACGGCGGCAGCTTCCTTCGGTGTCATATCGTGGGATGATTGCACTTCTTCGCCGAAAATGTACTGATATGTGAGCAACCGGGCCTTGCGAAGCTCGATCTCGTCCGCGCCATCCCAAGAGATAGCTTTGCCTAATAGCGCCGCGACTTGTTGGGCCTTCTTGCCGTCACATCTTGCCTCAGCGCGTTCCGTATTGCTCCAAGCCGCTTTCTTGCGCAACCATCCGCGCACAGTCTCGGCGTCTGCCGGACGCTCGATCTTTGCGCCCACCTTCGCCTGCGCTGCAACTTCGCCCGCGTGGGCAATGTCGGTGGTGAGTTGGGATTCGTCGAAGGGCGAGTCGTCGGAGGGGTCGGTATAGTCGCCCTCGATAGCGCCATGAGAATCTGTTAGGGCCGGGCGTTCATCGGCGCGGCTCAATGCCATTTGTGCCTGCGTCCAGTCTACCGCCGGTTCGATCTTAACCAGCCACTTCTCGACACGTTGACGCTTGCCGGTGTTAGCCCCCCAGCCGGGGACGCTGATGCGCTCAGGAACACGACGCAGCGTAAATTGCACGCGCCGTAAATCACCGCCGGAAAGCTCTTCTGTTTTGAGTAGCACTTGCGTTATGGCGACCATATCGTTCAGGCTGTGGGTTTCCATTGTCACCGTTCCCACGTACCCGGCGGCGATCAATTCGGGGATGATGACTTCGAGCCGCCCAACTTCGTCACACCCGCCGGGACAGGGCTTGGGGTCGCGGTGGTACTTGCCATCTTGCCCCAGCCAGATCGTGCAGGTTTCGCCGTCGCAGCGGTGTTGCAAGCCGCCCGCTGTCCACGCCTCTTTCCAGGTGGGAAAGTTCTGCTCGGTGGCAGGGTGAGGCAGGTATACACTCAGAGCATGCGGTTCTTCACCGTATACCTCGATGAAGGCGTCAACGATCCCGGCATCGTCGGACGTAAAACGAAAATGATCCAGGTCTGGGCCGTAGCCCTTAGCGGTCTTCTCGCCTCCCTTGCGCAGCTTCCCCAGGGTGCGGAAGCGTGGGGTAACACTTTCTCGGTCGGTCAAATTCTTAATGGGCATCGTCATTCTCCTTTGCTATGGGTAAACCTAAAAACAGTTCTTGTGCTGCGATTTTCGGGTAGAACTCCGCGGCCTTTGCCCGGACGTTATTTGTCACCATTTCCCACAAGGCGCGCATCGTCGCGTCGATGTCATCACCGTCTTCGAGTTCGGCGTTTACAGTCAGTTCAACGTGGGCGCTGTTGAAGTCTCCCAGGTTGATCTTGCGCCCGTAGGTAACAGTTACTTCTTTGATTTGTGCCATTGTACTCCTTTACATCAGCGCGCCGGGATGCACCAGCGCATAACGGTCACTGATAAACTCATTCCATTCGGCGGTGCAGGCTTCGCACTCGCACTCATCATCGTCGAGCGGCGCGCCGCAATGGCAATGGCGCGCTGGGGTGGGCAGCGTGTAGACGTGGCCGCAGCTTTGGCAGGTCACGCCCTCGTCGTCGTCTAGCAAGAAGAAGTCGGGGCGCCGTTCGTGGCAGCGCGGGCACTGAAATTGCACCGGTACCAGGTCATCGCCCTCGGCGGGGTTGTCGCCGCCGAATTCAAGCCGGGTTTCGCTGTAATCTGCAAAGGCTTTCACCTCTGCCGGGGTATCGTAGACCTCGTGAAAGTTTTCCATTGTCTGACCTCCTGTCTAATCTATGCCTCAATTATATCCGGTTGTGCCTTGCGGGTATAGTGACAAATGACAAAAAAGCCGCGTCAAATGTCACATCATTGGCGCGTCTCGTTCATCCAGTTGCGCACCGCACAAGTCGCACAGCAATACCTCAACGCCATAGCGCGGGCGCGGCTCCTAGTGGGTGACGGCATCGTGACACTTCTCGCAGATCGGGCCGTCAATAACAGGGATCAGATGCCCGCAAGCGTCGCACGCTACCACGCCACCGATTTCAAGAACTTGGTCAACGGCGATCCAGCCTTCTTCGTGTTCGCATTCGGGACACTGTACCCAGACCTCAACAGGTCGCACGCCGTCGGCGTACATCTCATGACAAAGGAAGCGCCCGGTTACAGCGTCGTTAAAATGGCCGTGGGTATAGCTGCAACGGCTGGCAAAGTTGTTGCCTGTCCAGACGCGGTATAAGTGATTTGGGCTGTAGCGGCGGTTCATCTCTGCCCCCACTTCACATCGCGCATTTTGTCGCCGATCTCTTTGAGCAGGTCGCAAGCCTCGGCGAAGTTCAGGCCGCTTTCCGCTGGTGTCTGCGCGGTGATTTTGCCTTGTAAGGTTTGCAGTTCCTCGAATGTGTTGAGGGCGTCCATTTCGGCTCTGAGTGCTGCGATTGTTAGTTGCATTTCGTCGTCTCCTTCGTTTCTGTTTTCGTTCTATGCTTCAATTATACTACGAACATACTACCATATACAAGTGACAAATGTCATATTCTTGGCGACAAATTCACCAGCGAGAAGTGACAAATGACACTATAGCGCCGCGCGTAGATCGGCTATAATGAGGGCATAAATTTGAGGAGGTGGAACAATGGAGCAGTTACCGACACGCTTTATGATTAAGCCAGCGCCCTGGGCCATCGCAGCCCTGGCCGCCGAGGTCGAGAAGCACCCGACGGTTGAGTGGCGCGACGTGGCGAACTTCATCTTTGAGGTGGGCTGCCGGGCGTTGGGTTACGGTGGGGATGAGGAAACCGCCGTCTCGCTACTGGATCACGCCGTCACTTGCGCGCTGAATTACGGCGGGTATGCCTGCACCTGCAAAGAGGCCGACAATGCCAGCGCCGAGTAACCCACTGGACCTGTTGCTCGAAGCCCGCCGGCGCTGCAACGCGCCCAACCCCACGCTCGCGCGCGGCGAGCCGGGCGCCGCTTGACAAGCGGGGGGAAATCGCGTATAATTGAAGATGAGGATGTGAGATGGCTGCTCACGCCGATAAAAAAATAGTTGCAATCGCCCTAGCGTCTGGGTTTAAGGGGCAAAGCACAGGAGCCAAGCCTCCAAGATTTCGATCTATCGGCTTGCTTTTGGCTTACGTGTTCTAGCCAAACACGTTACCCAGACGCAAGCCGAGCAAGCCGGTAGATCAAAGTTTTGGGGGCTTTTTGTTTCTCGATCAGGGAGTCTAAAATGGGATATGTATATTTTATACGACATGGCGACGATGATGTTTTCAAGATAGGCATAACTTCTGGAAATGTAGAAGACCGCCTGAGGCAACTGCAAACCGGAACGCCTGAAAAGCTAACTCTATACACTTACATAAAACATCCAGACCCCGCGATCAAAGAAAGAGAGTTACACGAAAAGCTGAAAGATCGCCGTATTAATGGCGAGTGGTTTGGCTTGTCACCGCAAGAAATCCGCGATATACTAGAAGATGCCGATATTCCCAATCGCGCCAAGTCCACCGAAGATGACGAAGAGGAGTTTGTGGAACTGTCACAAGGGCATCGTAAATATGTGTACAATACCAAGACCGGTGAGTTATTTGTGGCGGTAAACGCTCTGCGCGGCGGTTCGTCACTTTTCTACGCACTGGCCATTTCTGTTTCAAAATTCTCCTATGACGGGATTCCCTTTTTCCCGTTTGATTGTTTAATTGAAATGTTTCCTGAATCAGAGCCGGCCTTGCGAGAACAAAAAGGATTTATCTTAGGGTCCGTCAAGTCTCAGTTGGCGGAATTGAGGTAGTTATGTCACTAATTACATCCCCACAATTACGCATCGATGATACTGTTTCGATTATCGGCGAGCAAGGTGTTCACCGCGTTTCAAAGCTGTTGCATGACAAGGTGCAACTGGACAACGCTTTTTGGAAAAAGGCGGATGAGGTCGCGTTAGTTTTTGCCGATACCCAACGCCCAGACACTTGGCCGTATGCTCTCCGGGATCGGCGCATGGTGTATCTCTCCGAAAGCGCCGATGGCGTCAAGGAGCTTACCATTGCCGACTTTTTCCTATTGGTGAAAGAGCGCATTGTTACTGAAGGGGATGATATTTGGAAGCTAGAGGGCGAGGCTGTGCGCGGTGGTAAATTCAGTTTTGAGATTGCCGCGCCAGATTTTGCCGACGATCAGAAATTAAAACGTGCCGCCGACGCCGCCAGCGGACCGCTTGACCCGGTGCGGGCGCGGATGGGCGGTCATTTATCAGCAGCGATTCAGACATTAAGCCGGGGGGAACAAATTATCACCACGCGCCGCTTCCATCGCACCGGATGGTATAGCGGCGCTTTTATTATCCCTGGGCGCGAGGCCCACGATACTAGTATTGATTTGCCGCAAAAGTTGGCTTTCGATTTCAAGAAAGACGCCGACTTAGAACGCGGGCGTGAGTGCCTCATCCATTTGTGCGACTCGCACGGCGGGAACGGGATCGTGGCGCTGATGTTTGCTTTTCAGGCTCCGCTCTCTAAATTGATGGGCTGGAATAATGAACGCTATGCGCTTTTTATCCGCGGGCGTACAGGCAGCCTGAAAACGTCATTCGCACAGGCAATGATGGGGATGTATGGCGCAGGCTTCCTGAGCGACGTAAATTTGATTAAGTTTGGCGAGGGAGCAACCCACAACGCCTTGATGCAACTGGCCGCGCACGCCTCGGATGTGCCGCTACTTTTTGACAACTTCAAGCCCAACACCGGACGGGGCCACCGGGACTTCGTGAACCTGATTCACAACATCCTTGAAGGCGGGGAAAAAGAACGTCTCAACCGCGCCTCCGAATTGCGCAACAGTCGCCAGATCAACACTTGGCCGGTTATCACCGGGGAAGACATACCCGACACAGACGCGGCCAGCCTGGCGCGTGTGCTGGTTGTTCCGTTTGACTGGCGCGTGGCTGGAATGAACCAATCACTGGCGGCGGCACAACAAATAGCCGCCGATGGAGACTTTTCTGCCGTTGGTAATGCGTGGATTGATTGGCTAGAAAGCGCGTCAGGGATCGAAACAACAGGAGCCGCCATTGCCGACTTCATAGAGATGCGCCAAACCTGGGCGGCGCGATTAGTAGAAAAGCAACCAGAAATGGTAAACCCCATGCGCGTAGCGTCAAATCTAGCAACCAATCAGATGACCTTCCAGATTGTGCGCCGGGTTTTTCCAGAGCTTGACGAATATGCAGGCGCATACGAAAAAGCCCTTTCTGTTATCGCCGGCGGGATGGCAGAAAATACTAGCGTGGCGATTGAGGCGGAGAGATTTATAGCCGCCTTACGCGAATTACTTGCCAGTGGGCGCTATGTATTACGGAGATTGGATGATGAGCTTGGATCACAAGGGCTTGGTTGGATGAACGGGGATGGCTCGGCTTATGTGATGCCCGTGATCGCCCGTCGCGCCGTTGAAGACTTGCTTGGGCGCGATGACCTGAACGGGATCAGCAATAACACGTTATACGCACAGTTGAAAGAGCGTGGCTATCTGTATCCTGGTGCAGAGAAAACCACTACGACCAAACGCCTCGCCGGGGGAGTCAAGCGGGTTTTACACCTGTCGCACAAGGCGATTGAGAGCGATAACGACGAATCTGCTACCCAAAAAGTGTTACAAATCTGAAAAAAGTGTTACAGATTTCGCCGAAAGTGTTACATAACAAAGATGGTATTCTTATAAAAGCGAGCGTAAAATGAGTAATTTAGCCGTGAGTCTCTTTCAATCAATCAATAAAGAATATACTCTTATAATATATGTAACACTTGTAACACTTGTAACACTTTTTTCAGGTATACACGCTACGTCACGAGCTTTTAGCATTTTTACTTAGAAAGTTGATTCTGCACACAACCTTATATGTGTATTAAAAATAGGTGTTACAAGTGTAACGGGTGTTACGCGGAGGAAAATATGGACTGGATTTTGACACAAAACACACGCAGAAAAGAGGACGCCTTGCTATATTCTTGGAGTGACGCACGCGATGATGATAACCAACCTCTCGCTGGAAAAGTGGCACTTGACATCGTAGACTACTATACCGGCGAGGGTTGCCTGTCCCCAGACGCTGCGCTTTTGGCGGCTTTGCTCATTAACCCGCGCGCGCTGGCAGACGTGCGGCAGATCGTAACGCCCGAAATGCTACCGCGCTATAATGACGCCGATTTGTTCGGGGCGATGCTTGAAACGCCATTCGCGGGCGAGCTTGTAGAGTGGTGGAATGTCCTATCTAAAAAAAGTGGGCTTTCGTTGCCCGACATCATCATCTATACACAATACGATTATGCAAGCGCGGCCAACTGCAAAGTGTATGCCGACACAATTCTGAGAACCTATATTTTTGAACGCGCAGAAAAGGTTGCCGCCGGGCTGATTGGTGATTTATTTGACGGCAACGGCGGGGCCATCGACGTGGCTATAAACGGCCTGGAAGAACTGCGGGCAGTCACGCAACCGGCGAATAAATGGAAAGGACGGTGGACAAAGTGAGCGAACTCGACAAATGGTTTCCGCGCCCTGAGCGCAAGCCGGACCCGGAGAAACCGCCAGAGCAAGGCGTGATCCAGGGCGTGAAGCGCGCCCCGCGCCGCCGCTATGCCCGGCGCTGGTGGAAGATCGTGAGAAAGGAGAAGGATAATGAACGCTGAGCACTACCACACCCTCGACGGCGCAACACCCCGCGCCCGCCGCGCCAGTCTGGACGCCGCCCGCGCCTGCTACCGGAAACGCTTCGGCGCGGATCCGCCACCGGGTCGGGTGTTCCGGCTGCGCCCAGCGGTGGCGGTGGCGTTTGCGGTGCCGTTGACGCATACGGGCTTGACTTGTCATAGCGCAGACGTGACAAATGACACTAGGACGGCGGGGCAAATGCGGCTAGAATGGGAGTAGATTTCGGGTTAAGAACTGTTAGGCCGCAAAGGAGCGTTATGAGACGACCACGACAAGAGGCATTTTTCAGCGGTGAGCGCGTGCTGGTGTGGTTTTCTTGTGGAGCAGCAAGCGCGTGCGCGGCAAAGCTGGCAGTGGAACGCTATGGCGAGCGCGCCCAGGTCATTTACTGTGACACATTGAAATACGAGCATCCAGATAATCGGCGCTTTATGAGCGACGTTGCACGGTGGATAGGGCAGGAAATAAAAGTCATTCGCTCTGACGAGTACACCGATATTTTTGACGTGTTCAACAAGACTGGCTGGCTTGTCGGTGTACGTGGGGCACGTTGCACGGCTGAGTTGAAACGAAATCCACGGCAGCTATACCAGCGCGTGGGTGATTATCACGTATTTGGTTACACGCTCGACGAGGCCAAGCGCATCATAGATTTTGAGAACAATAACCCGGAGCTTTATCTATGGTGGCCGTTGGTTGAGTACGGTATGACAAAGCAGCGATGTCTCGATATGCTCAATGTGGCTGGCATCGAATTGCCAGCGATGTACAAACTCGGATACAAGAACAATAACTGTATTGGATGCGTGAAAGGCAAGGCGGGCTACTGGAACAAAATCCGGCGCGACTTTCCAGAGGCGTTTGCACGAATGGCAGCGCAAGAGCGGAAAATGAACGTCAGGATTTTGCATTGCTTTCTTGATGAGTTACCCGCTAATGCTGGCAACTATCACAGCGAGTATGAGCTAGAGTGCGGCCCGGCGTGCGGCCTAACACCCGTTAGAGCGGACGTCGATCCAGCCGCTACCCCAGGAGCCGGGCGTGACCAAGAGCGCGCTTGAGGCCCGTTTCGAGACGTGGGTGTTGCCGTTATTGCCAGAGCAGCCAGAGCACCAGTATCGCTTTCACGATACCCGGCGCTGGCGCTTCGATTATGCGTGGGTTTCTCGCTGCGTCGCTGTAGAAATTGACGGCGGGCAGTGGTCGCCACGCGGCGGTCGTCACAACACCGACACGGACCGCGAGAAGTTGAACGAGGCCGCCGCCCTCGGCTGGAGGGTGCTGCGCTACAGTGGCACAATGCTAAATGATCCCGCAGCCGTTGCCTCCGAAATCCGGCGGGCGCTTGACAGTTGACAAAATAGCGTTTTATGTAGTATAATGGAATTGTAGCGCGGGCGGTTACGACCGCACCGGAACCGGTTATTACATTCACCTTAAGGAATTGGAGGGACTATGCAAAACTCGAAACCCTGGTATCAGTCGAAAACCGTCTGGGTTGGTATAATCCAGGTGCTTTGCGCCGTGGGCCTGCTCGTGGCCGACTTCCTGCAAGTGGGCGACTTCACCGCCCCGGCGTTCGTACTGCTGGGCGTCGGTATTCTCACAATCGTGATGCGCTTCCTCACCGAGCAGCCGATTGGCTAACTATGACAGCGGGACGGCTTTCGTCGTCAACCTCCTTTTGTGTAGAGGCGCGCTAAACCCGCGCCCCGTTTTTGTGTGAGGTAGTATGCAACTATTATACTTTGAAGACTTCACCGGAGAGCCGTATAACGCCACGAACCCAAACGGCACACCGATACCTGAGATTTGGGAAGTAGACGGCTGGAAATCGTTCTGGCGTGAGAACGCCGCCGAGGTCATCTTCAGGCCAGAGATGCTTGTCATCGACGCCGAGCCGCCATACCTTGACCCGCCACGCACTAATGGTATACGGGGTTTGAAGGTCTTCAAAATATACAGCCGCCACGATGCCGGCTATTACAAGCAATTCACCATTCCCGCCGGGACTTCGATTGTGCAAGTCAATGCCACCGGACACCACTGGTACAGCCGCCGCGATGATCCATACAAAAGCGAATACTACGACGATAACAACGTGTGGCACGCTCTGGAAGACGGCGACGAAGGGGCAACCATTATGGTTGGCGTGGACCGCGCCGGGGGAACTGATGCCTTTGCATCTTCTGTCGAATGGGCAGAGGCGAATATCTATGACGGCTTTGTGACCGTTTCGCTTGGCCTGACTTCGCCGGGTTATTTGATAACTGTCTTCATCCGCTCAACGCAATTGTGGCCCTTCAAACACACCGATTGCTACTGGTCAGATGTAGAGATTTTGGCGGACAGCGCCCCAGAACCGCCAGAGTGCTATGGCTTGCCACGCGAACAATACGCCCGCCGCTATAACGTCTACCCGACTTGGGCGACGGCAGAACGTCGCGAGGCCATTGCGGAAATTTGCGCCGGGCGACAGGAAACGTGCGGCCCAAGCTACGACGACGCCGGGCTGGGGGCGCTTGAAGACAAGACCGCCGTTTTGTGGGACATCCCGGCAGACCAGCGCGCGGCTTTCATAGATTTCTTTGAGACGTATTATCCGGGGACGGTTGTGGAATTTGCGGGTGACTCACCGGAGCCGCCGGAGCCGTTGCCAATTTCCCTATTCTGCCAGTGTGATGAACCCTGGGGAAGCCAGCACATTGCCGACTCCGGGCTTACGATGTGTCAATCCGGCTGCGCGGTGACAAGTTGCGCGATGATCGGAAGCCAAGTCGAAAGCGACACGGACCCGCTACAGTTGCTTTCGTGGCTAGAAATGAATGGTGGATTTGCCGATGGCGGGCGCATCTATTGGGCGAAGGTCGCAGAATACTATGGTATTCAATTTAAGGGGTACTACCTCTGGCGCGATCCGGGACAAGTTGCGGATATGGCAGTCGTTAGGGCGGCGCTGGCGCGCGGTCCGGTTATCATCCAAGTAGACTACTACCCCAACACCGACCCGCTAGACTCTCATTTTGTGGTTGCCCTGCGAGAAGTTGACGGCGATATTGAGATTGCTGACCCCTGGTTTGGTGAAGTCAAGCGGTTGGGCGAGCTGTATTGGCTAGGCAGCTTGGCGGAGTCGATCAAGGCGATGGTAGATTATCGGCTAGATGAAACCCCGCTGCCGCCCGTTTCCCCCATTCGCCCAGTAGGGACGCGCGGCAATATCATCCTCCACCATATGCCCACCGGCCCGGAGGGCGTCACCGAGTTTCTCTCCACCATTCGCCCGCCCGCGCATCTGGTCGTTGTCGGCGGCGCGGGCGAACTGCAACAGGCGCGCGCCGCCTCGCCCGCCTCACTGCTGGCCTTGCGGCGCGTAGAAGACGACCTACCGCTGGACAACCCGCAAGCTGCTTATGCTTTCGTAGATCGCTACCTCCAACAGTTACAAGGCACATTTGATCTGACCGACTTCTCGAAACCGCCAATCTACATTGCCAGCATCAACGAGCGCGGTTATGAGTGCGGCAATCACGCGGGCATTTTGCAAGGCGTCGCCTGGGACATCGGCTTTATGGACGCGGTAGAGGCGACGGGCTTGAACATCCGCGCGATCGTCTACAAAGCCGCCGTCGGCAATCCCCACACAACCGCTGATGACCTCTCACTGCTGCTGCCAATGGTCGAGCGCGCCGTCAGAGGCAAGCACCTACTCGGCAAGCATAGCTATTATGCCAGTGTGCCAAGTGACCCGACATTCTACCAGCAAAGCTGGGACTGGTACGGGGGACGCTTCGCCCAAGACGACGCCTATTTTGTATCTCGGGGCTTGAAACCCTACTGGCTATTTGCCGAGGGCGGCGCGTGTATGGCGACGCTCTACCCGACAGCAATGAAGGCATACGCCTCCGCCAGCTTTGTGCCTATCGGCAGGGATTGGCCCAACCGGATCGCCGTCGTTAGCCGCAATGAGGCTGGGAAAATATCGAGCATCGCCCCGATAGTCGGCGGATTGGCAGGAACTGCTTACTCTTCTATGGTTGCCACAACTAACAGCGTCTACGTCTCCCTCAGTCCCGGCGACGGCTGGAAAAGCTGCGGGGACATTGAACGCTATGCCCGCGAGCTGGTATGGGCGAACCAATGGTACACGAACTGGAACAATACCCACGAAGGCCGCTTGCTTGGCTGCGCCCTGTTCACTACCGGCGGCTGGGGCTGGGACAAGTTCCAGTTACAAGGCGGCGACCTGGCAGTCGTCACCGCCGCCCTGAATGGGGCGTTATGAACACTCTAACAGCCGGGCAGGCCGCCATCTGTCTCGTGGCTGTTTTCTGTGTGTTACTCATCATCGTGGTTTGCGTAGTCAACAGTAAAAGGCGGTAACTATGGACTCAGACAACGGGCGCGTAACCCTGGCTATACTCTCGACAAAACTGGACAACCTACTGGAAAAGATCGAGGAATACCACCAAGACGCCGAGGAGAACGCCTCCGCGATTCGTATAGATGCGAAGGAGCGTGAGCAGCGCATCCGCTGTCTGGAAGATAAGGTCGGGCGCATCGAAGAGCGGCAGGGTATCATCGCCGCCGGGCAAGGTGTGTTCACCTTGATCGCGTCCAGTATCGCCGCGTGGTTTGGCTCGCGGTAGTTTGTGTTGCAATAATTACCTAAAAATGGTAGTTTGTGCGCACAAAGTATCATAGTCTGGAACGGTTTGCACACAGCACTTCGATGATCTGTTTCTGACAGACTAACGTAGGGGGTATGGTATAGGCACTCGCTTAGATTGGTCTGAGGCGGTAGAGATTGGCGGGAAGTCTGCGCCACTGTCTGACCACCTCAAAACGATGTACCTTACAATGACAGACGCCGCCATTGCCGCAACAATATCGCGAGCCGTCGGGCAGAAGCTGGCCACCCACACCGTTACCAAAAAGCGCCAGATGATGCGCCTGGAGAAGACCCGCAACGGCGTGCCGCGACTATTCGAGCAGGACAAACGCCGCTATACCGACCCGCCCATCATCGAGGCGCGCAGCGTTTTGGTTATGGCTGATGTACACGCGCCGTATCACGACGCCGACTTTTGCAGCGAGCTGGTGGACTTCGCCCGGCACGTAGGCATTAAGACGGTACTGCTGGCCGGCGACTTCCTGGACTTCACCGCCATTTCGACATTCACCCCGGCGATGCTGAGCGACGTGGAAGAGGCCGACGAAACCGATCTGGTCAGTGACGAAATCGTTAAGGCGGCGGCGTTTTGCGACGTGCTACTGGACAACTTCACCCGCGTGGTGATGATCCTGGGCAATCACGAGGAACGCCTCACGCGACGGCTGGCGGTTCAGACGCGGGTAACGCTATTGCGGCACCTGCTGGGCTATCGGCGCGAAGAACGCTTTGAGATTTATCCATACTACTATGCGCTGATAAAAGACGGCACGCGGGTATGGCGGGTAACGCACCCGAAGAACTACAGCGTTATCCCGGTACGGGTGGCGGCGCGCCTGGCCGACAAATATCAGCAGGAAGTCATCGCCGCGCACGGTCACGACTGGGGCGAGACAATCAGCGTATCGGGCCGGTACGCCTGTTCGTGCGGGATGTGCGCCGATGCCGAGTTAATCGAGTACACACAACTGCGCGATTCGCTTAACCCGTTTATGCAGACCGGCGCCTGGGTTTTGGTAGACGGTGAGCCGTTGCTACTACACCCGACGATCAGAGGCCCGGTGGCAATGAAGGGGCATTACGGCAAGCGATAGAGCCGCCTTTCTCGCGTGCGCCGCGTCTACACTGGCGCTGTATAGCGCGGGCATCGCACGAACAAGACCGGCGCACACGAGAGGGACGGAATGAGCGAAGTGACAGAAGAACTAAAACAGCAGTTTTTGACGGCAATTCACAGACAATCACATCTGATGTTTGACAATCTCGGTATTCGCGTCAATATGAGCGGCTTGCCGTCTACGCAGCAATGGCGCGAGGCGCAAAATCGGCTATATGGGGCAGGTT